ATGCATGATACAAAATATTATGATATAGGATTAAATTTATTTTGCAGGCAATTTCCGGAACCTGAAAAAATAATTAAGGATGCAGCAGATAGTGGAGTATGTTGTATTTTAACTGGAACAGATTCAAAAGAAAATAGTAAAATTGATGAATTTGTAAAAAGACATGAAGTTTTTGGAACCGCAGGAATACATCCTCATAATGCGGACCAGGCAAAGCAGGAAGACTTTCAAAAAATTGAGAAAATTTTATCTGAAAATAATAAGATAGTTGCAGTTGGGGAATGTGGTTTAGACTATGATAGAATGTTTTCTACAAAAGAAAATCAGGTAAGATGTCTGGAAAAACATATTGTTCTTGCAGAGAAATTAGATAAGCCATTATTTTTGCATGAGAGGAGTGCAGCAGATGATTTTATAAAGAGGTTCAAAAAGCATCCTGATATTTGTAAAAAATCTGTTGTACATTGCTTTACTGGAGATAAGGCAACATTGGACAGATATTTGTCAATGGGCTTCTCAATCGGAATTACCGGATGGATTTGTGATGAACGACGTGGGAAAGAATTGAGGGAAGCTGTACGATTGATTCCTCTGGATCGGATTCTGGTGGAGACTGATGCACCTTATCTGACGCCTAAAAACGTTCCTGGTCTTGACAGGACAAATGTACCCCAGAATATTAAATATGTGGTTAAAGATTTAGCAAAATATATGAAGGTTGCAGAAGAGGTATTAGTGGAGAATGCCAGAAAGAACACGGAAAGAATATTTAAGTTAAAGGATTGAGTCAAGCATTTTCCGGAAATAAATGATAATGCATGTGTGGATATTTGACTAATTTTTAATTAAAAGCATTTCAAAAGGAGCTCTTATAGTATTAGAGTTCCTAAATTTTTCCTACGGAAGCCTGCCAAGAGGCATAATTATGATTTTAGTAAATTAAATAATAATTTAGGAGGCTATTCCTTCGGTGAAACTGCTGACGGGAAGCCAGGATACAGAAAGCCAGGTGCTGATACAGTATTCCCTTTTAGTAGTGGGAATTTTGAATTTACTGTAATTCAAGTAACACAATTAAATACAGGCAATTCAAAGTATGCAGATTCTTTGATGGAAGTTAAATTTATTTTTGAGAATTTTAGACTAAAAAGTAAATCTACTGTGCGCAAGTTAAATGGTGTTGGTGGAAATTGGTCTGCGGTTCCTGTATATATTGAAGTTACGAATGTCAAGCAGCTATAAGTTAAAATATTATTGGCCTAATGCAAAAGTAAATTCAACCCTTTATTTCTTCAATAAAAGTTACCTGTATACAGGTTGGATCAAAACAAATTCCATATAGAACAGCAGGATATACAGCTACAATTTTCCCTATTTTGCTGATTTATACGGAGCTTACTTTAACATAACACAGTAAAATATCAAAGATATTTATATAAAATTATAGGTGATTTTAGATTATCTCTTTAGAAGTTCTTATATATCGGTATAGCCCGTATTTTTGGGCTTTTCCGGCATCTTAGATATGGGGAGAAGTTCACATATACCCTCATAACTTTTCAGGTTTTCCCTCTCAAAAGTAGTAAAAAAGTAGTAAAGCCTTCTGCGGCTATACTGCAATCAGCCTTTCCATTTCAGCCCTTGCGGAAGCGAATGTTGCGTGTGCGTAATAGTTCAGTGTCATAGTGATGTTGGAATGCCCCATGATATACTGTAACGCTTTGGGGTTCATGCCTGCATTGGCCAAGTTGGTACAGAACGTATGGCGTAAGGTGTGCGGGGTCATTACTCTGGGTAACGCTTCCTCATGGCTTTTGTTGTACTTCTCCGCAAGCCCCCGGAACATACTGTCATAGCTGGCCGCCGTTTTCGGGAAACCGTTCCGGTTAAGGAAAAGGAAATTGCTGTAACCGTCAACCGTGGCCGTTTTCGCTCCCCTGCGGTTCTTCAACACACGCCCCAACGCTTCATATACTTTTTTACTCATTGGAATCTGCCTGATGCCGCTCTGTGTTTTTGGCTTCTCTATGTAGTACCCGGTCTCTGCACTCCGTAAAAGCTGATGGTCTACATGGATTACCCGTTCTTCAAAGTCAAGGTCGGTTTCGGTCAGCCCGCAGAGTTCGGAAACCCGAAGCCCCGTTCCCAGCAGTATGATAACCTCGTCACGGTATTTCCGGTAGACGCTGTCACTTTGCATAAAGGATAAAAGGCTTTCTTCCTGCTTTGCTGTGAGGGGTACTTTCGGCTCCGTGTCATCCTTAATCACGGTGTTTAGCTGGAAGTCAAAGGGGTTCTTCCTGATGCAGTCGTCCTGTATCGCCGTATAGAACGCAGCTTTTAAGGAACGCTTGTCATTGCTTATGGTCTTGTAGGACATCCCCTTTTCTTTCATGCGCAGCGCCCATTCTTTCGCATCAGACGGCTTCACGCTGTCAATAGGGCAGGAACCGAGCTTATCCGCTTCCAGCAGCTTCATCAGCCGTTCACGCCCCTTTGTGGTGTTATGCCTTACGTTCCCGTGGTGCCGTATCTGCTTTGCGTAAAGGTCGCAGACGGTCATTTTCTTTCCAACTGTGTCTATCCCGTCTTCAAAGTCTTTCCGTATCTCTTTTTCCTTTTCCCGGAGGGATATGCCGTCTCGCTTCCCGGCCGGGGTTTTGTCCGTGGGTACCAGCTTCCATGCATAGACAAATCTCACTTTGCCCAAAATATCGGTATATTTGTAAGCATATCTCCCGTCTTTTCTCTGGCTCTCTCCTGAACGCAAAATGCGGTTTTGATTATCACGTCTTTTTTCCGACATTGTTTCTGCTCCTTTCCGTGTCGGAAAGAGCCCTGATATGCTTATATCTATTATAGCACATTCAGGGCTCTTTTTCACTGTTTTTGGCTAAATTGCGTCCAGTGTGTCAATGATTTTTTCAAACTGTTTCCGCTTAATCTGGATGCGGTTGCCGTTTAAGAATATCCAGTCTGCCGTGGGGTTTTCCCCTGCAAGTTTGCGCAGCTTGTTTTCCCCGATACGGAAATACTTGGACGCTTCCTCAATGGTAAGCGTGTACTTTTCCCAGATGGGAACATCAGTCCTGTTCATTATCTCCCTCCTTCCCTACAGAAGCAAGACTGCCGGGTTCCACGCATGGAGCCTCACGGAACATGGATTCAAACAGTTCTTTGGGGTTGCTGGCGGTGCTGTCCTGTTCCCGGTAATGTCTGGAATATCTGTTTTCCTTTTCGGCGTTATCCACAGCCCGGTAAGCCTCTGCCTCTTTGTCATATTCAACCGCCCTGATATGGGATGCGTCCATTTCAATGGTCAGTGAAATTCTTCTCAATAACTGTTCCAGACTGTCAACAAAATTTGCGGGAGCCCGGCTAAACAGCTGCCGGTAAAATTCTACCGGATTATATGGTGATGTAATGAGAATCAGGTCACAGGCCAGAGGCTTGTCATTGTATCTGGACGGTGCCATGACCTGACTACCGAAAGGGTCAAGTATGCGCAGCAAATCCGGGTATTTCATCATGTCAGCCCGAAACTCGTCAAGGATTATGGTATGCTCGCCGGAGTAATTCTGGAAAATATCCCGGCTGCTTCCCGTGATGAAGTAGGGGCGGCCTGACTTTTCGGCGTATTCTTTGGCTAAACTTGTTTTTCCTGTTCCCGCTTCTCCGCTAATCCATATGACTTTTATCCGTTTCCCACTCTTTTTCATTTCTTCCCGCCATTTAGCCGCCTGAAATTGCAGGTGCTTGCACCACACATCCTCAATCTGGCGTCTCATTCTCCCGTACTGGCTGCCGCTTAACCGTTTTTCCAGTTCCTCTTTCGAGATTTCCCCTTTATAGAGGGAATCCAGCAGGATTTTACTGTTTGCCGTCTGCCTGCTTCGCTCAACCTCTTCCGTGATTCTCTTTATCTCTTCCTGATAATTGAAATTCGCTATGACTCTTGACGGGGGGTACTGGTATTTGTTTCCAGAATCTTTTGTGGCGTGGATAAGGTAAGAATAGCCGTTTTCCGCTTTTCCTTTCCACATTTCAATGGACTGCGGCTCGTCTCCCAGTTCCTTTGCAATGCTGTTAATGGAGCGGGCATTCTCAAAGGACAGCATCACGTGTACATGGTCTTCTGCGGGTTCCCCCTGTTCATTGACATCACTGTCATGCACAATCAGTGCATATCTCTTCGGTGCCATCTTTTTCACCCGGCTGACTAGCTGGTCTGTGCTTCCGACTGGCAGGTGCCTTATCTGCTGTGTGTACATCATGTTTTTAGACCTGACACGGCAGTTTTCTTTGTCTGACATTCCGGTGTCACTCCTTCCCCTGATTTTCCTGTGTTTCCGAACGTTCCTGACACTCTGACACTTTGGTTTTCTGGCGGTATAACAAGCCCACCGCCAGAAAACAACAGTTTTTTTAGAAACTGACACTGACACCACGATTCCGGCAGGCCGGAATCGTGGTGAATCTTCATTCTTACGAAGCGTAGTATTCCTCCAGAAGCCTTCCCAGTTCCGCATAAACTTCAAACTCCATGTTCGGGAAATGCAGATACCCTGGCGTGTCGTGTATGCCGTCCGTGGAGGAAAACAGGCAATCTCCGGCTCTATATGCACGCCCCGCATTAAAGGTCCTTAGCCGTTCACTGTTCCAGATAAGCCGGGCTTCCTCCACCGTAGGCTTGAACAGGATTTTGGTTGTCATTGCTGACTTTAACATGGACGGCAGGCCGCCTTCCTCCACTGACGCTTCCGCAATGGAGATGATGACAAAGCACCCGGCAGACGCCCCCATGGTTATAATGCGTTTCAGTAAACTTTCAAAATCAGATATATTGAATCCCCCGTTCCCTCTGGCAGACTTTGGGAAAAGGCTTTTTAATGCCACATATTCATCAATGAACAGGATGCTGGGGTGCATCCCGGCATCCCACCATTTCACGGCATTACCGGTCTCCTGTGAACGTCGGTTCAATACTGCCTGCCGGGTCTTTCTCGTAGATTCAAATTCTTCCATCAACGCTATGACTGGTTCGACATCCCCGTTGGGATTTACGGCCACAACATGGGGGAGCATTGACAGTTCCGCCAATTTCGGGTCAATGATGAAGATATTGGAATCATACTTATCACGTCCGCACAGTAAGAGCGGAAGCAGGATTGTAATGGTGCCCGTGGTCTTCCCGCTCCTTGTCTTCCCGGCGACCAGGATACTGCCGGAGGTTTTCAGGTCGATAAAGGTTTCCATGTCAATCGGGATTTTCGTTTTGTCCGGCGATTTCAGCCCTTCCACGGAATTCACCGTCAGGCTCCTGTCGGCCAGCACGTCTTCAATCCGGTAAGCCACCCGGTTAAAGGCTTCGTCCGCTTCACAGCTGACAACCGCATACTTCCCGTATTTCCCGTTCAGGGAAGACGATATGACCGGCGCAATGTTCAGTAAATTTTCTACTGTGCATGAAACAGCCCTGACAGAGATTTCAAATGTTGTGCTGTTGAGCCTCCGGCACCTGACGGGCGGGAGCAGTTCCCTTTCCCGGAAGCTGAGCGGGTTCCCATACACTGGGTCATACAGCCTCTTTTTTACACGGTGTTCTATCTGCTTTTCGGCACCGCCCTTAATATGCAGGGCAAGCGACAGCGTGAGCAGGGCAGCCGCCATTGCCATGGATATGGCAGAGGCTTTCACGAGATAGAGGTTCAGGCTGAACACGTCCGAATGGTTCAGATATTTCATCAGTCCTAAAAAGGCTGAGTAAAAGAGGAGAAATCCCCCCGCCGCAAGAATCCAAGCGGCGGGGGAAAAATACCTGACTCCCTTCTTATAATGGTTCATAATGGTTCACTCCCTTCACTTACTTGTTCGGTGTAAGTACCCGGACATCGTCAGCAGTTATTGACAGCTGGTTGCGGTAATCCCCGTACACGGTAGCGGCCGCATTGACAGGCACCACAAAGGCATTCATCGGGATGTTTACGTCCTTACGCACCTTTATGGTCAGCTTCTCATAACGGTTCGTGACGTTTTCCCCGTCTTTCTGCTTATACAGGGTGTTGTCCTTGACAATAGTCGTTTCAAGTTTGATTCCCATGTGGGCTTTGGTGTTGAAATCCGTCCATTCACTTATGCCAGTGACCTGAAGCACCTTGTCTTTGGAAAATTCCTCGTAGTCAAATCTTAAAAACTGGTTTAATTTCTTTAATGCCATTTCTTTTGTCTCCCTTCTAAATTGAATTTGTTTTAGGTTACATTGATATGGTAGCATACCCCGCTTTTTTTCCCACTTCGCAGTATAAGGCATTTATCGCCTGAACCCCGCATGGAGGAAGGGAAACTCAGGCAGAGTTCCCTTTCCTTTGGCATTGTTCTTTCATCAGGGTAAAAATCAGACGTTCTATTGTACTTGTTTCCATTTTTCCACACGTCTGACGGATAGTGGAGCATATAGCGTTTTCTCGTATGCTTTTCAGGATTTCTTCGTCCTGATAAAGTTCCGTCACTTCACTTAATGTGAGCGGCGGGAACCCCAGAACGTTAACAATTTCTGTAGTGGAAAAATGCAATACCTGAAAGATTTCGAGGATGTCAAAAATATCAGACAGGCCACGGCCAGTGGATTCCAGCCGTTGATAAGTCTTTTCAGACTTGCCAAGTAACTCGGCAACTTCACGCTGTTTTAGGCCCAGTTTTTCACGGTGTAAAAACATCTGTTGTCTTAATCGTTCTTTAATCATATAGATACTCTATATGATGCGCATCATAATACTTTCTCTTATAGGCGGGTACCCTGATTTGTCAGTGACGTTTTCCGCATTTGCAACTGCGGGGCGGTAGTGTTCATTACTACCGAAACCATCATTTCAAGATGGAATTTATTAAATTTTTATTAAATTTTGGACAAATCGCTTGACAACTTTCCCTAAAATGTTAACATTACATTAGATAGAGGTTAAGAAGATGGGAAGGTAGACAGAGGAAAATTGAGAAGTAATTTTTTATCAAAAGAAAAAAGGGGAACGGGGATATCCCCGTGGTGACTCAGACGTATGTCTGAGTCATTCATATAATATAAAAATGATTAAGGTTGAAATATAGTGGATTGATAAAGGAAATGTAAAAGAGAGTGGATTGTGAAAAACCCCTCTCTTTTATAGTAAGAAGAAATAAAAAATTGAATAAACCTTTTACCGCTTTCAGCTTATCATCTTAATCTTCTTGCTGTTTTGGCGGTGTTATATGCCGTTACTACAGAAGCGGCGGCATTTATCTTTGATGTAGTTGCTGTTTCCTGCTGCAAGCGTCTGATATCTTCCTGAATTGCCATCTGGTCTTGCTGGAACTGTTGCGTTTCTAACAGGTTATACGCTTCTTTTAAACTTTCGGCTCTTCCTTCATTAATAATATTCCACAGGCGAAAAAGGTCAGAATAGTTGTAAAATTTCGCAGGGAAATTTTTTGAACCGTTTATATAATCCGGCTTACTTTTTTCCTGTCTGAGAATATTCTGTGCTTCTACCAGCTTCTTTTCTGCCGGATTTGTATAAAGCAGGCTTTTTACATATAGTAAAAGAAATAAAATTCCCCCAAAAAGAATAATCCCGCCAAGACCACCGGCCTGCAAAACATGGTGTTCGTCAAAGGAAAATAGCCCCCTGTCACCTGACAGAAAAAACAGAATATAAAGAATCAAAAAGACTATTGATATAACTATCCCCCATTTCCATTTTTTACGTGCTTTTTCATAATTGCTCTCGGCGGCTCTCACGTTATTTTCTGCTGTGGCAACAGGCGCCGTTAGTCTTTTCTTTTCAGATAAACAGTCTAAAATTTCTTTTTTGTTCATATCTTGTCTCCTTTGTAGAAAATTTATTTTTCTGTATACATATGTTTTAGAAGGGACGGGGGATTGTCCCCGGGAAGACTGGCCCGCGTATGTGGGCCGGAAAAAGAAAATTCCCCAAAAAAGCAACAGCAGGAACAGGATGTTTCTGCTGTCACTCTTATGGTATTTATTCGTAGGTTGTGCAGTAGCTGTTTCTGTCACCGTTAAGAGCATGCTGTTTCATATGCTGTTTCAATGCATCATAATCGGTTGTGGAATGACCGCAGTTGCAGTGATAGTGAGCCACTTTCTGCTGCTCGCCACCCAGTACAAGCGTATCTTCTCCACCCTGAACCACGATACTGTCTTTATCCTTTTGTGCTGCCTGCTCAGCCTCAAGTCTTTCAGCCTCAGCCTTTTCAGCTGCAAGTCTTTCAGCCTCTGCCTGTTCAGCTGCAAGTCTTTCAGCCTCAAGTCTTGCTGCTTCTTCTCTTGCTGCCTGCTCTGCTGCTGCTTTCTCTGCTGCTGCTTTCTCTGCTGCTGCCTTTTCAGCGGCTGCCTTTTCAGCGGCTGCTTTCTCAGCTGCTGCTTTTTCAGCTGCAAGTCTCTCAGCCTCTGCCTTTTCAGCGGCTGCTTTCTCAGCTGCTGCCTTTTCAGCTGCCTCTTTCTCTGCAGCTTCTTTCTTTGCCTGCTCTGCTGCAAGTCTTTCAGCCTCTGCCTTTTCAGCCCCTTCTTTCTCAGCGGCTGTATTTCCAGCGGCTTCTTTCTCAACTGCTGTCGTATCAGTGTTTGCAGTCTGTGTCTTTTCAGAAGCCGTTATGTTATTGCCCGCCACAGCAGTGCTGTCGGGCTTTGTGGTTGACTGTACCACGGAGTTAGCAGCTGTAGCGTTTTTTTTGCTGTCGGATACCTTAACGGACTGTACAGGAACCTCTGTCTGCTTGCCGTCTTCCGTGTCTGCGGATGCCAGAAGAAGCTGCTTATCTTCATCAGACTGGACATCAGGCGTGTTCTCTTTCTCTGCCCTTTCGCCTTGTTTGTCGTCATCCACCGGCACAGAATCTTCGGTCTCTGTGTCAGCAGATGCCTCTGCAACAGGCTCATTGTCTGCGGAAACGTCAGCCGTAGAAGACATATTCAGACCTACCGCACCAGCCGCTGTTATGCCGACAGACAAAACTCCGGCTAACACTTTCATTAAAACAGTTTTTTTCATACATGATTACCTCTCTTTTTGTAAATTTTAAAACAACAAGCGAAAAATCCCGAACAGTTCAGCAGAGAGGGCATAGGTTTATGCCCCTCTGCCAATCTGCCGAGATAAACAATAAGAAAGCGGTGCAGGATTTTTCTTTCCTACACCGCTGAAAATACAGCACCACAAATCCAAATACACGCTGGTTTTCCACTTGAAATAGTGTGGAAAATTCGCTATACTTGAATTGGCGCATAATATGCTGTGTGGGAGGTCGCTTCTCCTGCATAGGGGTGTAGGGAATTGGCGTTCCCTACATCCTGCCTTTTATTATCTATCTCGTTTTTTTATTATACCGCCACTGTATAAATTTAGCAAGGGGTTATATTAACGGAAAACAGCAAAAAACACAATCAAGAGGGAATGAAAGATAATGCGTCTTTTCATTCCCTCTTTTTCCATTCTTCTTTGGCCTGCGTCCGCTGTGTCAAGGGTTGCCCTACGGCGTATCGCTCCGCTTGCCCCTTGACACGCTACGTTTTGTTTTTGCCTTTTCATTGTGGCTTTTTATCAGATATCTGGTCTTTGGGCTTGCAGGGTTCCGGGTAACATATCAAGGCTCTTTCCCTCAAAAGTAGTAAATTGGTAGTATTTTTAGCTTGAAATCCTGCTTGTATGCCCGTAAATCAAGGCTTTTTGAGATAATCAACCTTTTTATAGAAAAAACTATTTTATATTGACAGTTTGTCCATCCAGAGGCTGGTATAATGCCAACCTGGCTACTAAGTATAACTTGAGCATTTATGTAAGTATAACCCGAACTGTAATTACCAAAATACCAATTTTGCCCAAGTTTTACCATAACACCTGCAATTGCACAATTATTTTGATTAAATCCGCTTGGATAATTTTGGCTTGTTTGTTGTCCGGCAACTGTATGTGTAGTACCAGTTAAAACAACAAATGCACCATTTGCTTTGCCGTCTAAATTATTATTTAACTTGTTAACAAAGATATTAATTAATAAAAAGTCATAAATATGTTGAAAAAAACTTGAATCGAACAAATGTTCGATATATAATAAGTTTTACACACACTTATGTAAGGAGGCAATTATATATGTTGGGTAAAAAAATTGACAAAGATTATTTATTTAAGGTAGCTGTAAGGATGATTGGGGAAGAAATGCATTTTGACAATATTCAAATGACGCAATCTATTAACATTCTTACTAATGTTTTTTCTAACATTGATTTTATATCTTCTGAAAATATGCTTTCTGTTGATGCAAGTAATAATTCTCTTATTATTAAAAATTTTATTGGATGCAAAAAAATGGGAGGAATAAAGGATAGTTCTTTAGAACAGTACACTTATAGCATTTCTTCGTTGGTTGATTTTTATCATAATAAGGATTTGGCTAATATTACGACAGATGACATACGAAGATATCTTTTATATTATGAGAAATCTGTTAGTAAAACTACAGCGAATAATTGTCGGAGAAATCTTAATGTGTTTTTTCAGTTTATGGAAGATGAAGAGTATATAGCAAAAAACCCAGTGAAGAAAATTCCTAGAATTAAAGAAGACTTAAAATATAAGAGATTTTATACAGACTATGAAATAGAGTCCATGAGAGATGCATGTATCAATAAGCGTGAGCTGGCAATAATTGATTTGCTTATCTCAACTGGTCTAAGAGTAAGTGAAGTGAGCAATATATTATTATCAGAAGTGGATTGGGATAAAAAGACAATGATTATACATGGAAAGGGAGGAAAAGACAGAATTGTTCCATTTTCTATCAGATGTAAAAAACATTTGCAGGAATATTTGTTCGAGAGAGGGCAGAATGTTAGTTCATACCTTTTTTGTTCATTAAAAAAACCATATGGAAAAATAAGTAAAGACACAATAAATCAAATAATAAAAAAGATAGGAACCAGAATTGGGCTGCCAGATATTACAGTACATTGTTTTAGACGATGGTTAGCAAGTGATTTAAATAAAAAAGGAGTAGATCCGACAATTATTCAAGACATTTTAGGACATTCTTCATTTGAAACTACTCAAAAACATTATTTGGCAAAATCATATGATAAAATATCATATATACATAATATATATGCTGGGTAAATGAGTATATAATATACAAAAAGAAGAACAGAATGATTATTTCTGTTCTTCTTTTTGTTTCAAAAGTGATATATGGCTAAATAATAATTTAGGCGGATATTCCTTCGGTGAAACTGCAGACGGAAAGCCAGGATACAGAAAGCCGGGTGCTGATACAGTGATCCCTTTTAGTAGCACCTATACCTATAAAACTGTAAATTTAGGTACATATAAAGCCATAAGAGACGGAGTTGCCTATTTGTTTTTTTGGTCATACGCATCTACCGGAACCTATGATGGTATAATTTTTACGACTACCGGTAGTAGTAAACGTATTGGATATCAGTCTTATAATGGTCAACAGTCGTTTTTATACCAGTTTAATTTAAAATCCGGACAAACAATAACTACTAAAGCCGGGCCAGAATATATTAACAGCAGTGCCGGTACACTTATATATCCTGATGGTATGTTTTAGAACAGGAATTATAATTTTAAAATATCACCAGTGCATAAATAGACATCTATACCTAACAACATTGTATAACCATTAATTTGTGCAAAATAGGTCGCAGGTGTATTTATGGTAAGTACACCAGTGCTGGCATTGTAGGACTTTGAAACAGATGCATAATATCCAGCGCCTGCTACACATAATCCATATCCACTTGCTGATGCAATAAAATTATCTATGGTAAAATTTTGATATCCGCTTATTGCAGACACATTAAAAGTCGTTGATGTAGCAGATGGTTTCCCCGTCTGTATGTTGGCCTTTGTTTTACCAAGATGATATAATGCACTACCCAATTTTTTTCGCACTGAATCAGCACCTACGATATAGAAATCATTTCCTTCCTGCACAAGCTGGCATCCGCCTAAATTATTATTTAAAGTACTAACTGCCTTTGCACTTGCGGCCATACGTGATGAAGTATCCTCTAAACTATCCGTAATTCCGTCAATAGCGCCCAATTTTGTCTCTGCATTTTTTCCGTCCTCAAATTCTACGTCAGATGACTTGGTCCAGAAGGATATCCTCTGCCATGCTTTGGTTGCTGCATCAATGCATTTTCTAAATTTTCTACCAGTTACAATTGTTTCATTAACTGCCATTTTCTATTCTCCTTGTATGATAAAGTAGTAGTGTTTATCGTCCCTCTCCAAGGACTGTATACAATCATATTTAAATCCAAATAGTATCTACATCTATAGCAGGAAGTTCTTTTTCCTCATCAAAAGTAGCAAAGGGCTGCTTTTTCGGAGGCTTTTGCAGAAGATAAGCCTGAAGATTGTAGATACGGTTTTCAATGAGGTTAAGAAAATCAGCAAAAAAGCCATAAATACCATCCTGTTTGCTGATAAAATCATTTGCGGTGTTGTAGCTGCCTTGTGAAATTAAATTGTTATAGGTGTGGATGATTTCCGCATTTTCAATGTTATTGTCCTGAAAAAAAGTCATTTCATCAATTTTTTCCGGGTAGTAAGATACTGGGTTACATAACACTAAGCATCACCTCCAAGCCAGACGTCTCCATCAATGCAGTCAGGCTCCTGGTCATCAAAATAGATGGATTGCTGTTGCTGCTTTGCATAGATCTGGGTATTATATATTTCTTCCTCCCAGGTTCTGAAAGTGGAAGCGTCAGCAATATATTGAGATAACACATCAGAGTTATTCTCAATAATGCGGGCAGCCTGATTGTATAATCCCTGACTGCGCAGGGAATTGATCTGATTAATTACGGATGCAATGCTGTCGTCAATATTTTTAAAGTTGTGTTTTGTAATCTTCCCGGAAGGAAAGCTGCTAAATTCGTTTGAAAATTCTGTCATAATTTTCCTCCATTTCTGCCATTGCCGTGCAAACTTTCATACAAGCTTTGCGTATTGTACAGGCATAAGATTTGCAAAACGAACAAGTTCGTTTTTTTCATAATTAATTGCCGATCCAGGTCATACCGGAAGATAGTACGTCTGGTTCTGAATCGGAGTAAGAGATGCCGCCGCCATCTGTTACAGAGGGCGTGTAACCCAATGCGGCAATTACATTTTCCTTTGTTAATTCGTCTCTTATAGCAGCGGAATTTTTATTTTCCACATTACCAAGTCCAATGTCTTCTTTTGAGACATTATGGGGATTGGGGCCGGAGGGATGGGTGTAAACAGTGGTTTCAATGCCATTTAGCATAATGTTGCCATTTATTTCTGAAGGTTCTGTCTTTGATGCATCTATGCGGGCGTGGGCAGAATCCGCATGGACACTGGCAGCATTCCAGTTATCCTTATCGGATGTGCTTACATGGATGACGGTATTGCCGGTATGAGCATCCAGCAGGGACTGGTCAGCTTTTGCGTTTAGGGCTTCTTTTGTTGCCAGCAGGTTATCCTGACTTTCATTTTTTAAGTCAAGTTTATGAAGCTCTGCGTCAATTACATCACAGTTTTTATTTGCCACGTTCACATTATACCGCTCTGTGCTGACTGGTTTTTCCAGACTTTTATAAATCGTGTATGTAGCCACTTTGATCTCCTTTCTATAGTTCTTCTTCGCTGATAACTGCAGCAAGTTCATCATGGGTGTACTTACTTAAAACCCCATGACTGAATTCGGATAAAACCTTATGAGTACCGGCTTCCTTAAGCAGTGTTTCATACAAAGGATAAAAACGGTACATGGTTATTGTGGTGGTATAGCCTGAAAAATCATGGGAAATGGAGCTGATAATGTATTGATACTCCCTGTCCGAATCACTGGGTTTATAGGATATTTTTTTGTTTACATCAAGGAAGGGCAGGAGAGCGGTTGTAATGGTGATATGATCTGTGAGCCGGCAGTTTTTCCAGTTTTCCCATTTGGCTCTGTCTGCTGCCAGATCATCAGAAGTAATATTTTCATATTCGCTTCCTGTTTTGATGTCAGGTATTTCACCAAGCTTTTCTACCACAAAAGGGGAATTGGGGATAATCGTCATATCTACTCTTTGGCAGTTATAGAACTTTTGAAAATATTCTTTGGAGTATAATTCATATTCCTGTCCGTGGGAGTCAGATACATGTTTTCCACTTTTTCTTCCGTTTGTTAAAACATTCAGGGCATGTACCTGCCATTGTCCCAGTAGATAAGCTTTTATTACATCCTGTTTGCCCCCGCCTGCTTTATTAGCAGCTAAATTAACAGTTGATTTAGCTGATGGTTTAGCTTGTGAAGGGCGGCTTCTTTTTATTTTAAAAGCATAAACATTACCGGACTTTAGTTCATTTTCTGCAATAGGTGTGTCATCTGCCTCGCTGCAGATGGGAACAGCTCCCAACTGATTGATGTTGAGCTGTGAGCCTGCCTGATTTGCAGCCGGGATTTTTAAGGCAATTACGTCTCCGTTAAAATACCCGTCTTCATATCCGGCAATAGAAGCAGAATAAGTATGATTGGAATAGGTGCATTCTTCACTGTAAAAGTCAGTTTCTATCACCTTTCCCCACACTTCGCAAATGTTTCTGACCGAGGTCATGTCGACGGAAGTGCTTTCAGAGATCAACACCTTTTGTAAAAAGCTGTTGTCCAGGTATAGGTCATCCTCATAGCACATAGGCTTAAGCTGGCAGATAAATGTGTTGGTATCCATATCAAAGAACATTTCATAGTTAGGGTACAGATCCCGGAAGGCAGTTAAAATGGACAGCACACTGCATCCTGAAGAAAATTCCTGATCAAAAGGGATGGCATTCCAGGTTTCATTTTCCTCCCGGTATTGCTGCCAGGAGTCATTGTATTCAGGCATAGCCTTGTATTCGCCAATATCGTCAATTCGATGCTTGGTGATATGTGCCAGATTTTCCAGAGTTTCAATCACTGCACCGCGTATGGTATAGTATTCTATCACTTCCCCTGTTTCTGTATTTTCTTTGTACGCCGGATAGCTGATCAGCAGTGGGCCTAATTGTCCGTTTTTTGTGCCATCCAGTTTTTTCATGAAATCGGCACAGTTAATGGAAAGACTGTTAGATACAGCATCATAGGAGCCTGAGGTATCAGTGTAGACATAGTACCCTAAAGGATAATATTTATATTGTTTGGTTCTGCAGTTATACAGGCCGATAAAAATACGGATATCTTTATTAAGCCAAAGCAGACTGTCTTCGGTAAGCTTTAGTTTTTCGGTTATGGTTGGCTGGACGGTCAGGCTGGCAGTACGCCTTACCTCCGATTCTCCGGAAACAGACATACTGCCAGTTACCACCCCATGAATGGTTTCCATGATTTTTTGATTCTGGTCTAAAACTTCAATTTTCAGGTCAAGCCGTGGAGATGCGGATTGAGAAAGTACTAAAACCAGATCTTCCTGGGTAATTTGGTCCGCCATTATTTATTCCACCATTCCGGGGACACCTCAGAAAATCCCAGGTAATATAGATCTTCCTCTGAGTTGACATCTCCAATTTCAACCCATGACCAGGAAATTTCCCTGTCATTATATCTGGTTTTTGCGCTGTCGGAAGGACTGGGTGTTACCTGGATAATCCAAAGCCTGCCATCAGGCAGTTTCAGTATCTTTGGGATTCCATCCGCCAGAAAATCCATAAACTCTTTCTGATATCTGATCCGCTGATAATCGTGCTGGTCGTCATAGGCCAGATCACAGCCAGCCTCATCCATTAGAGGCACAAATGAGCCTGTGCAGTTTCCGGTGTCATAATTAGCAAGAGTGTTTCTGATAAAAATGGGATAGCGGCTGTTTAGCAGTTCCACAGTGGAAGAGGGAATACAGCGGGTAGTGTTGCAGTTTCCGTCTGTGATTTCCGTTCCCCACACAACTCCATTTTCAATTAAAAACATCTGACTGAATTTTGGCGTGATTTTTGTGGTTGCGTAGTTGCCTTCTGCGCCATATAAAACATTTACCACCGCATATTCCACTGTCTGGCCGGAGGCAATAAAGTAATCAGGATAATTGATTACAAAATCGTCGGTAGAATGAATTTCTTTTACTGCAATGGTTTTCCATTTAAATTCTCCTTCATTTCTGCTTTTTAAAATAAGGTGGGAAGTGGTTTCCAGATTCCAGTCAACATTTCCTGCATTGGCATTTCCGTTAAATTTTGCCCAAAGTATGGTGTCAAAGTTCCATTCATTAGGGCAGGTATCTGTAAGTTCAAAATCGACTGCTTTGCTGAGATACAGATCATCATAGACTCCGTTTTTCAGCTCAACATAATGAATTGGTTCTATGCTGGTAGGAGTAATGGCACATGCCAGTGCTCCTCCAACGAAATTACTTCCACATAAAAACATGCGCCTTAATCACCTCCTAACCATAGGTCGCTTGTTACTGTATTTACGGGTTCTGTTTCTCCTAAAAAGGTAGTAAAAGATTCTTTGTAAACAACATGGGTGGAACCTTCTGTATCAATCCAACTGTCATAAATCTTTATTAGGGCAGGATCAGGACGCTGTGTGCCATACCACAGATTACCCTCCGGAGAAAAGCCGGGAGAGACAAAAACCTTTAGCTGATAGATATTCTCTTTTTTCCTCACCGCAATTGTGACCATATCTTCATTTTCAAAAACCTGCTCTTTGGAATATAATAAATAACTGCTCACTCCATTTGGAACAAGCAGTTTAAAACGGAGCTTTCCGCCGCTGTAAATATGGGAGCTTAGCGTCAGAGAAGCTTTTTTGCTGCTCATTTTGAGAATGTCCGCATTCTGCCAGAGATGTGTGCCCCGAATCAGCAGTGTAAAGTCGTTTTCAATCAAAAATCCCTCGTCATAATATAGAGTTTTGTCTCTAAGGTCAATCATTCCATCCGGGTATTCGAAGGTTTCCGTCCCATTATATTGAATAATGATCAGATTCGTGGCAACCTGTACACACCCCTGCGAGGGGATGGCGGTACTGTAGATTCTTGAGTAGGCATTTGGGTTTTCGTATTTAACACTTATTTCCTGATAGCCGGTATCCAGCTCCATTCCGTTAACCGTAACCCCTGTACATTTGATATAGTAGACGGTATTGTTTTCAAGTCCCCGATAGGTATAGCTGATATCAAAGGAATCTGTCAGCGGGCTGCTGGAAAGCAGCAGCTTTTTGGTAGAGTCATAAAGGGAAAACACATAGGTGCTGATGTCTTCCCAATCAGGGGAATGATAGGTAAGAGAAGCCGAAAAAGAGGCATTTGTAATCCTGTGATTTTCAGGAAGATTGTTAAAATAAAACGCAGGCGTTTCAAAGGTAAAAAACAAAACCTTGTCTGACAGGGGAGAAGGGAGGTTTTCCACGTCATAGGTTTGCGCCTGAATTACATATTTTTTGCCATTGGTCAGGGTATAAGCGGGAATCGTATGTTTAAGTGCAAAGGAAGACACCGTATCATCAAACAAAATGTTGTTGGTATCATTATCGTAGATGATGATTCTGTTTGCATGGGCGCGGCTTCCGGTCCATGATAAAGAGATTTCATAATCTTTGTCGGCATCAAATGGAGTTATTTTTTGAATATAGGGTTTGGCCATGTTTGCTCACCTCCTTTTTCAGTAAATTTTTGTTATAAAATGCCGCAAATATGCAGACCTTTCAGATCTCCCATAGGCTCTTTAAGCCAGACGTTTTGTCCGGCCTTGAGCGTTAGATTGGGAATGCAGCAGGGAACAATACGTTCACTGCCTGCTTCATCCAATACTATGTATCCTTTTTGGGTAATGCTTTTTACTACAGATTTGTAGGTGCGGTCTGCTTTGTAGTCGTCAAGTTTCCTGTTTACCATGATCTGGATTGCGTTTAAAAGTTCTGTTTTAAAATCCATTTTTACAGCCTTTCTTATAAATGATTTGTGATTTATCTGACTCTGCTTTGCTGGTCTGCATAGTTATGGAATCCGCTGAAAATATGATTTAATTCTGTCCCTAACTGTCTGGCCACTTCCTGACTGGTAACGCCGGGACAGGTGATATTGATGCCGCCTACATTGACAGACTGGTTTTGTCCATTGTGATTGATATGATTTATGTTTCCTGTCAGGCCGGCCATGTCTTTCCAATTGCGGGAAAGCATATTTAGGGGAGATAAAATTTTATCCGTAATGTTGCCTGTTTTTGCAAGGCATTCTTCCTGCAATTCCTGCTGCACCAAAAAGGCAGGGCGCTGAGGCGGAGGAAGAGTGGGTTTTCCGGGAATGCTTTGTCCTGTAGAGCCGCTTGCAGAAACGCTGCCCATAGTATCCGCTTTATTTTGGAAGATTTCTTTTGTCTGTGCTTCATTAAAAATAACGGTTCCTTTCGGAAGATCGCTGAGGGTATCAAAATAATTCAGGGAAAACTAAAGCACAATAAAAAGCGTTTCCCCATCCCAGGTGCATTCCTTCAGCACATTTTTGGCGATCTCATTCCTCTCATTTGCTGTGAAACTATCAAAATTATCCAAAAGCCGAATGATGGCCTCTCTTTTCTCCATAGCGCTCTTCATTTGGGCGGCGGCCCGTCTTTCCTCAGCGGCAAAATTCAGCAGCTTGCTTTTGAGGGTATTATATTCTATATCAAGTTTTTCAATCTCCCCTATAATATACTTTGCAGCAGCAGATTCATTATTCACGGCCAGGGCGGCGGTGAGCTTCCCGATCTTTTCCTGGCATGTTTCCATTTGGGCCCGGACAGAGGCAGAGGAATCCCTTGCAGGCTTTTTCCCGTCCTTCAGGTATTTTTTGACGGTGGCCGGGTTGTGCTGTATTTCTTTGAACACGTCCAACACCTTCCCATCCAGTAGATCGGCCTTAATTTGCCGCATGTCGCAAGCCTCAGCACCGGCCCTCATGCGTTTGGGGCAATAGTACCAGGTGGAAACAGAGCCATCCACTTTTTGCTTGCGGCTCATGCTCATGGTGCGGCCACACTTGCACCGGAGCACACCCTTCAGGAGCGGCAGATCATACTTTGCAACCTTTGAAAAAGTATTATGCCCGAATTGGGCCATAATGGAAAAGAAGCGCTGATCCGTCATATATGGCTTATGAAAGCCGATACTCACCCGCCACTTCTCAGGCGGTGCCAGGGAGTGGCGCTTTTTGCCGTTCACCCGCTTTTCCATGGTGCGGCCATATACAATGATCCCATGTTGGCCATCCCACTTCTCACGGGGGGAATTTTCATCAATCATGCAGCCTTTAGCTTCAAAATAGTCATACATGGCCGGAGTATCCTGAACACAATGAGGAGAGGTGAAAAGGTTGTATAACTGAGTTGTAGAGAGGAAGCTGCCTTTTAAAGAGGTGATCCGGTTGTTTTTGCAATATGTTTCCATGCTCTGAAGGCTGAAGCCGTTCTCTAAGAATATGTCAATAAGATTGTTTTTATAGTCGATCTCTTCCTGATTGAATGTGAGCGTTTTGTGGGATTTTGCCCCCAGGTCAATAGTGGCAATATCATAGCCAACGGGAGCCCGGCCCCCACACCAAAAGCCACTTGCCGCCAGGTGGTTCATATTATCGGTGATCCTGAGGGAATCTGTGCGAACTTCCAGGCCGGAAAAGATTACAGCCAAGTACATCATGGCCTCTCCCAGGGGTGTGGTGGTATCAATGCCATCCTGAACAGTGATAAATTTGATCTCATGCTCCTTCAGGTAAGAGTAGAAGGTGCAAAAGTCCATCATATCGGAGCACACCCGATCTATTTTGTAAATAACCACACAATCAATGAGGCCTGCTGCAATATCTTCCTTCAGTTGGTTCATGCCGGGCCGATCCATATCTGAGCGCACATAACCATCATCTTCATAGAATGCGAGGGAATCAACCTCAGGAAAGCGCTGCTCTATATGATTTTTACACATGGAGAGCTGCATCTGTGTGCTCTCTGAAGTATCAACAAAATATGATTTTCTGCAATATATTCCAAAATTCATGCTATTATCTCCTAAAAAAGGGCATAAAAATGCCCGGAATCTGATTGAAAGCTCCCGGAGATAATGCTACAATATATTTTGCGGAATACATGAGCATTACCTCATGGGGCCCTGGTGAAAACCGGGGCTTTTATTATTCTTCTATAACGGTGGTACACCGGCATCCAAGGTGGAAGGGCGGGCAGTTGTAGCCGATCCTTGCAGAGGATACCGGAAAAGTACGGCCTTTGAATCTCTTACAAATATCACATAATTCATGATCGGGCATTGAAATGATCCGATACTTTGAGGCCCCGCATTCCTTCAGGCTTGCGATCTCAGTAGAATTTGAGTAATAACTTTCAACATACTGGATTCTGAGGGCAAGATCCTCACATTCTGAATCAGGAAAAGAAGAGCGGTAAGCCTGCTCAATTCTATTCCATGAAAGCCCTGCCTTAATCATGGGCAGAACGAAGGAAACAAATTCAGGATCCAGGGAGAGGCAGAGCTGATCCACAATGTTATCATGCTGAGCACTGGCAGCAGGAGCACCATTTTTATGACGGAGCACCGGCAGCAGGGCCCGGAAGCAGTCAGCGGCCCATCCAAGTCCGAACAATCCGAAAGTAACAAGATACAGAAGGCCCATACCGTACTTCTTTTGGATAAATTTGTGAGCGCCACACCATCCGAAAAGAAGGGTAATAATAAAATATGCTTTATCGTTCAATAAGCAATCCCCCCTATTCTAAGCCTCTTTTTCTCTTATAGTGTCTAAGGCTGATGATTTTTCCCCTTTTTCAGCTTCCAATTCTTTGCGGTATGCAGCCACTTCTCTATCAATGGCAGCATCCGGATCTGAAGCAAGGTACACTCTTTTTATGTAATCTTTCAATACAGCCCGGCTCCCCTTATCTAATTTCAAATACTCAGCAATAATGGCCTGATCCATATCGTCAAGATCGTGCTCCCTGGCCAATTCAGAAACTACGGTGGCCGGAACAGTGGCAAACATTTCACCGGAGCCGGTGCGAAGCCATTCCTCACTAGCGCCATATTCTCTGCATATGGCCAATATGGTTGCATCACTTATCCCCCTAGATCCGCTCTCATAATTTCCGATGGTGGACTGTCTGAGGCCGAGAGGGGTTGCAAAGTCAGCCTGATTCATATTTAGCCTTTTTCTGAGGAGCTTAATTCTATCCCCAATATCCAAAAAAATCACCTCCTGAGGATAATATAACACGAAAAATAACACATTGCAATAATTTTCAAGGAAAAGCTATTGATCTTTTAAACACATTGTGGTATTCTATAAACACAATGAAATAATTATGGAGGGATAAGCCATGAAATTAGTGAAAGCAAGATTTGAAAAAACGGAGTTTGGCGGGCAGATGGTTGAAACGGTAAAGGCATTAGATTTTTACCTTGAAGAAAAGAGCCATACAAGCCAGTGGCAGGAGCCGGAGAAATACAAGAGGCTGAGAAAAGACATTGATCGGTTATTTGCACAATTTGAGATCTTCAAATTGGCGGTAAAGCAGTTTTATGGGGTGGAGTACCATTTCACCCGCACAGATGACTATTTCGGATGCTGTACCAACGATGGAGAGGATTTTCTTTTCAGATTTGAACGGGAGAAGAAAAGCGGGAAGGGATTGCTGAAGAAACTGGAAAAATTTGAGGAGTTGGAGGCCGCCGCCAATAAAGCGGATGAAGCATACCAGGCTGAGCCGGAAAATGCAGAATTAGAGGCGGCATTTGATAAGGCATACAAAAAGGAATTTGAGGCCATGGAAGAGCTGCTCAATAGCATTACAACCTATACGAATGGGGAGATCGACAAAGAAACAAGTAAGAAAATGCTTTTTACACACCGAGAAGAGCTGAAGCAAATTCTTGAAAAGGCAATGGATTGAGGAGGAGAGCCATGAGGAGAAGTGAACAAATTGAGGAGCTCCTGAACGCAATCAGGAAGGTGGATGAAAGCAAGCTCCAGGAAGTGGAAAAAAGTTTTATGAAAACGGTGAGAGCGGCGGCCAGGAAGATCAGGGTTGATGAAATCAGGGAGGCCCTGAGAAAAGCAGGATTTGAGCACACAAAGGACAACGGGAAAACCCTGAATATTCTTTTAGGATACCCGGAAGTATCCGGGAAGGAATCTAAGTTTTTCAATCCATATTCAGAGGAAGAGGAAAGAAGAGCCATAACCATTCTGAATGATATGGGGTTAGAGTTTCGGATCGGGCCAGGGCAGAGAAGGGGCAGATATACAGACAGAGTAATTAGAATTGAGATTGAGGAGGCATAAGGGGATGAAAAAGAATGAAGTAATAGCAGAGAAAATTGAGGCGGTATGGGATCGGGATGCACATGATAACAGTATATTGGTATTGGAAAAAGAGGAGGGGAAGCTGAGCCTGGCAGAGGTAGGAAATTTTCTCAGATACTCTCACAACGGCAGCTTTAATGGAGATTATGTGATGGCAATATGCACTAAAGAAGGGCAGGAGGAAGCGCCCCAGGGAGATCAGTGGGTGCTCTACAAAGTGGAGCCGGGTGCAGGGTGCCCGGTATGTGGAAATAGGCTCCCATTTTATGAAGCAACGGGGAAAATTGATATAAAAATAGGCCTGATCAAACGTATGCAGGCAGAAATGGATCACCGGGCAGAGGTAGAAGAGAAGGCGGTGCAGCTTATCACTGAAGGAAGGCATGGAGAGGCCGTGGCCCTTCTCAATTCATTAGATGATAGCTTGATCGCAGGAATGCAGGAGGAATTTGAAGCAATAGGGGCAGCAGGAGGGAAAGAGATTGAATGAGAAGCAAAAGGCTCTCCTGCAAAAGCTGAAGGCCCTTGCAGAGCGTGGTGTGGGAGGAGAGAGGGAAGGAGCAGAGAGGAAACTGAAGCAACTCATGGCAAAGTATGGGGTGGATCAGTTGGAGCTTGAAGAGGATCGGGTGAGCCGGTATGAAATCAAATACCGGGGAGAGTTTGAGCGGCGGTTGCTCTCTCAAATTGTATACCGGGCCAGGAATGACAAAGAAGGGCAGTACCACCGGAGGCATGGGCAGGGCTCCAGGAGTATTCTCATTGTGGAATGCACAAAAGCCCAGGAGATACAGATCCGGATCGAATTTGAGTTTTACCGGGATTTGCTGAAGGAAGAGCAGGAGCTCCTCTTTGAGGCATTCATACAAAAGCACCGGCTTTTTGGGGATTCAGGAGAGGAGGCTGAGCTTCCAACACTGGAAGAAATGGAGCGATTAGAGAGAATGTGGGCCATGATGGCAGGCCTTCAGGAAAAGAGCTTTACACCATTATTAGAGAGCAGATAGGAGGGAAAAGGCATGAAAGTGAAAGAGAAACCGATTCAGAGAACCGAGATGGACGATGCAAAGGAATTTGCAGAGCTTTATGGAATGCTGTCACCCAATGAGAGGCAACATGTTAAAAGCATTATCATTGGTATTCAGCTTGCAAAAGAAGCAGAGAAGGAGGTGGCCATGGCATGAGGCGGGAGGTAAAGGTGAAGATCACCCTCTCAGAAGGGTATGAGGAACGCTTCACCAAAGCCTGCATCCAGGTGGCCCGGAAAAGGGTGGAGAGCCAGGAGAAGGAGAACCATCCGGATCCGGCCATGCCTGCCAGGAAGGTGGCGGTGATGTAAATGGTTTACATAAAAAAATGGGAGCAGATCTGAGAAATCTGCTCCCGACATATGCCCTAAGGACATACTACACCTAAAAACAGTATATCACTTTTGGGCATCCAAGTCAAGTGAAAAGGCGCTAAAATCAAGGCTTTTCGGCCTTGTTAAACACTTGATCAAGATATTAAAGATGGGGGTGATATACGGTTTGTACTGGAAAAAAATATATGACCTGGGATGGGTGAAGCAGATTGCAAAATACTATCCGGGTAATTATGGGGCCCCAGGAGTGAAGAGGGGGCCAAAAAGAAAGAGGACACCTGAGGACATAGATCGGCAGAATAAGACGAACAGAGAGAAAAAGGTGCAGAGGTTGATCCTGGCCAATTTCCATGAGGGTGATTGGCATTTAATTCTGAGCTATAAGAAAGAGCAGAGGCCGGGCTCCTTTAAGGAGGCAAAGAAGCAACTGAGAAAATTCTTGTCTGATATGAGGAAGGTATACAAGAAGGCGGGGATCCCCTTCAAGTGGATAGCTGTCACGGAGAGAGGGAAGCAAGGAGCATGTCACCACCACCTGATCATTGAGGATATAGCGGATCAGAATTTGAACACCAAAAAACTGGTGCTGAAGTTTTGGCAATATGGATCCAAGAGTTTCCACCCGCTGTATGAGGATGGGGAGTTTGAGGATCTTGCTGAGTACATAGTGAAAAAAGAAAGCAAGGAAGAGGAGGAGGGCTGCTCATATTCCAGGAGTAGGAATCTGATCATACCTCAGCCGCAAAAGGAAGTGATTCACAGCAGGAGGTGGAGGAAGGAGCCAAAGCCGGAAAAAGGTTGGTACATTGTGAAGGATTCTCTTGTGAATGGTGAAAACCCGGTGACGGGGCTCCCATATCAGCACTACACCATGCGAAAGATTGATCCAGGAGGTGATTCAGGGGATGCATGAGGTGAGCATATTCATTGAGAGCACATGGAGAGGCCCGGCCAGGAGGGATGGGGTGGCCATGTGGTTGGTGGAATGCAAAAGAGGAGATCGCCTGGATACCCGGCAGGGATTTGTGCATGTGAAAGAGGGTACAGAAACCCAGGGGAACCTTATGGCTATGATCAATGCCTTTTACATTCTGAAAAAACCATGCAGAGCCCTAGTATTTACCAAGTGCAGCCACATTTTGATCTCCATGCAGCAGGAGTGGCCAAAGGAATGGCAGGAGAGCGGGTGGATCAATGCAAAGGGGAAGCCGGTGAAGAATGCTGAGCTGTGGAAAATGCTGATTGAAAAGGGGAAGGGCCACACCTACACCCTGAAAGACGATCACCACGAATATGAGAATGTAATGCAATCAGAACTCAGGAAGGAGTTGGAGAGTTGGAAGAATACAGAGAAGTAAGAAGGAGAACCATGGAGGCGGTACTGGCCAATATGGAAGGAGAGCGGGAGAAGGTAACGGAGGCAGCAGAGAAGGTGGCCGATGCGGTGATGGAGGCCATTGCTGACAATTACCGGAGCATTACAGAGGTACATTCCATTGTGGAATGTGTGCGGGCAGGAATCCGGGTGCAAATAGCATATGCCGATCCGGATGAATTGGATTTTATGGATCCCTACACGGTGAGGCCGTGTTGGTAGGAAGGAGAGAAGCAATGACAGAGAAAACCATGAGGGCAGCAGGGCAGGCGGCTGAGGAGCTGCTGAGGCTGAGAGGGCCCAAGTACAGCATGAGCAACCATGAGGCAGAGGAGAAGCTCAGGGAACTGGAAAAAGAGGAGAGCATGGAGAGGGTTTATATATGCTCACAATATGGCAGCAGGGGAGATAAGGCCACAAATTTGGAGCTTGCAAAATTCTTTTGCATGACAGTGATTGAAGAGGGAAAGATCCCCATTTGCCCTCATTTGTTCTATGCCCAGGTGCTCAATGATGATGTGAAATCACAGCGGGCAGCAGGCATGAGGATTGGATTGGAGCTCCTGAAGGATTGCGGGGAGCTGAGGATCTTCACCAACATTTCAGAGGGAATGAAAGGAGAGCTCCTGAAGGCCAAGGAGTGGGGCATTCCTATCACCATAGCAAATATGGCGGTGATTTATTCAGAAGATCAGGCGGCCTATGCGGAGGAGGAGATTGTGAAGGAACTCAGGGAGGTGCTCAATGGCTAAGAGTATCATTCAGGACACCCGGATCAGGGAGTGCTATTTGTGCAGGGAGGAAGCTGAAAAGCGTGGATATTATGGAGAGCTGAAGCACACCGGCCTGCATAAGCACCATTTTATATATGGCCGGTTTGGTGCCTTCAGGAAGAAAGCAGAGCATTATGGGCTGTGGGGTTATATGTGCGCTGAGCGTCACCATGAGTATGGGCCGGAGGCTCCCCACAATAATGCAGAGGTGGATCGGAAGCTGAAGCAGATTGCACAGAGGGCTTTTGAAGCCAAGTATGGGCATGAGAAATGGATGCAGGAATTTGAAAAGAACTATTTAGAGGAGGAAGAGGATGCAGCAGGAGAAGCTCATGGAGAGCCTGAGGCAGGTGGATTTTTCGGATCTGAGTTTTCCAGTGATAACGGTGTATAAAAATCCCAAAGACTACCCGGATGCCTATGTGGCCAGGGTGTGGGAAGGGGCCAGGAATCTGCCCACAAATACGCTCATTAAGAGGGAAACGCTTCAGGAAATAAGAAAAGATATAAGGGCAGCAGGATTCACAACACGGCTCACCCGGACAGAGGGAGAGGATCCGGTGATTGCTGAAACCTGGCTCAGATAGGAGGAAAGGCATGGCTGAAATAGATATTTTCTCCCCGGCGAAAAAGTATGATGTGATTTATGCAGATCCGCCGTGGAGATACCAGGATAGAAAATGCAATGGAGCATGTGCTCTCCATTATGACACCATGAAAATTCAGGATATAAAGGATCTTCCCGTGAAGGAATTGGCGGCAAAGGATTGTGTAATTTTCATGTGGATCACATACCCAATGCTGAAGGAAGGCATTGAGCTCATGGAGGCATGGGGATTCAAGTATAAAACCATAGGTTTTCAGTGGATAAAACTGAATAAGAAAAACGGGCAAAAGTTTTTCGGTTTGGGCCGGTGGACTAGAGGGAACACAGAGGCCTGCTTTATTGGTGTAAGGGGGAAGCCAAGCAGAAAGAGCAATAGTGTAAGCCAGATTATAGAGGCAACTATAAAAGAGCATTCCCAAAAGCCGGGAATTGTGCGAAAGAAGATCAAGGAGCTCATGGGTGATGATCTGAATTACATAGAGCTTTTTGCCCGGCAAAATATCAGCGGTTGGGATTGTTGGGGGAATGAAGTCGGAAAATTAGATGGTGAGAAGAATGAGAGATCTGTTAGTTGACGCATTTGCAGGCGGTGGCGGTGCAAGCGTGGGAATTGAAATGGCATTAGGGAGAACTGTGGATATAGCAATCAATCACGATCCGGAGGCGATCAGAATGCACACAGTAAACCATCCCACCACCACACACCTGACAGAGGATATTTTTGAGGTAAATCTGAAAAAGTATGTAAATGGCCGGCATGTTTCCCTTATGTGGGCAAGCCCTGACTGCACAAGTCACAGCAAAGCAAAGGGATCACAACCACGAAAAAAGGGGCTGAGGATTCTGCCATGGGCAGTATATAAACATGCAAAAGCAATCAGGCCGGATGTGGTTATTATGGAGAATGTGGAAGAGATTCAGAAATGGGGGCCACTGGATGACAATGGCCGCCCGATAAAGGAGCGGGAAGGTGAGGACTATCAAAAGTTTATAAATGCCATGAAAGGGTTAGGCTATCAGTTTGACAGTAGGGAACTGGTGGCGGCAGATTATGGAGCCCCCACAACGAGGCGGCGATGGTATGCAATTTTCAGGAGGGATGGCCGGGAAATAATTTGGCCGGAGCCCACACATGCAAAAGGGGCAGCAGGCGGCTTGAAGCCCTGGGAGGAATGCGGGAAATATATTGATTGGTCGGATTTGGGAAAAAGCATATTTGACCGGAAAAAGCCGCTTGCAGAGGCCACAATGAAGCGGATTGCCAATGGTTTTCTGAAGTATGTGGTGAATAATCCGCATCCCTATGAAGTGAAAAACAGTGAAGCCTATGCTTTTCTGATTCAGTATCACGGGGAGCAGAAAGAAGGGGATGCAAGGGGGCAGACACTCAAAGAGCCCATAAAAACCATTGACACAAGCAACCGGTATGGCCTAGTAACGGCCTTTGTAACAAAATTCTATAAATCAGGGATCGGGCAGGGGTGCAATGAGCCGCTTCACACAATCACAACCTCACCGGGGCATTTTGGCCTGATAACTGCATTTTTGATCAAATATTACGGGGCCGGGTGCGGGCAGACATTGAGCAACCCATTGGGAACGATTACGACAAAGGATCGTTTTGGCCTGGTGAGCGCCATTGTGGAGCTGAACGGTGAGAAGTATGTTCTGAATGATATATTTTTGAGAATGCTGAAGCCGGAGGAGCTGAAGATCATGCAGGGCTTCCCACCTGATTACATAATTGACCGTGATATAAATTTCAAGCGGTATCCGGTGAAGGAGCAGGTGGCGAGAATCGGAAATAGTGTGGTGCCAATTATGGCTCAGAAATTGGTAGAAGCAAACTGCGGATACTTGAAAATAGGGGAGCGGATACCACACATGAGGATCGATTGTAGCGAAGAGCAGATCAAATTTGCATAGGAGGGCAGCGGGATGGCCAAGAAGAAAAAGGCGGTTGAGGTAAACCGGAAAGAATTTGACCGGATCCGGAAAATGGATCACAGCACCATGGAGAGCCATATTGCCGGATATTATGAGCGGGGATATACAGCAGGATATGAGGCCGGGCGGCAGCAGGCGGCTTCTTCCTTCAATCTCCCCACGGCACTGGAAGAAATACGGAAAATAAAAGGGATTGGAGAGGCAAAGCTGAGGGCGATCCATATTGCGCTTGTGGCAGCAGGGGCAGAGGATAAGGAAGCAGAGAAAACCCTGGAAGAATTACAGAAGGCAGCAGGCGGCCAATAGCCTGAGAAAATATAAGGAGGATAAGAAACATATGGAAATCACAAGGAAAAGAACAGAGGAAACAAATTGGGCCAAGGTGAAGGAACTGGCAGCAGCAGGCTCTTTGAAAGTAGGGGATGAAATCTCTGATAATCTGCTCACCGGGCAGAAAATGGTGTATGTGGTGGCAGATATTACAGAGGAAGAGGTGAAATTTGTAAGCAAGGATCTCCTGGCTGAGCGTGTGGTGTGGAATGGGAACGGGAGAAACACCGGAGGCTTTAAAGAATCGGATTTATGCCGGTATCTGAATGAGGGAGTGTGGGAGATCCTGCCTGAGGAGCTGAAGGCGGTGATCAGTGAGAGGGAGTGCCTTCAGATTGTGGAAGGGAAAGAGGAGCGCTTCATGCTGAAGCTGTGGCTCCCGTCTGAATTTGAAGTATTTGGCGATAGTTGGGCCTCTGAAGTGGAGGAGGGGCAGCAGTTTGAGCTCTTCAAGGATTCCAGGAACCGGGTGAAATTTGACAAGGATGGAGAGAGGGCCGACTGGTGGCTGCTGTCTGTGTGTGCGGGCCATTCTACCCATGCCTGCAATGTCAACTACGATGGCATTGCCAACGGCAGCAGTTGCTCCTACGCTCTCCGGGTGCCCGTCTGCTTCAGTATCAAAAAATAATCAATATCAATCCCGCCGCCTTTTGCGGCGGTGGGATTATAAGGGGATAAGCAAGCAAATTTTAAGGAGGAATAAAATTGGGAAAATATAAAAATCCGGTGCCGGTAGTTTTGGATGATTATGTGTCTAAAGCGGTAAGAATAGAATTTTCATTTGAGCAGTATGTGACAAAAGAGGAAGCAGCACAAGGGATCAATGATCTGCTGAGAGAAAATAATGGGAAAATACCAATAGAGTGGATCAAACTGGTAAACCCGACTTTAACAGTTGATAAGAAAGAAATAGATTGAGAGGCGCAAACAATGGAGCAGGACAAAAGGCCAAGGTATAAAGGAATATGCCCGGAGTGCGGGAGGGAGATGTGGATCTGCAAAAGTATATTCATGGAAATGGGGATCAACCAGGGAGCCGGGCGCTGCCTGCAATGCAAAACCTTCCTGAGTATCCAGTTTAATGAGGAGAAGCAGGAGATGGAGCTCACAAAATTTGAAGGGGGCAGCAGTAGTGAAAGCATTGGAGGGGATTTGCAATGAAAAGTTACCCGATTCAAGTCCGGGAGAGCCGCTCCTGGGAGAGAAATGCAAGAGGGCAGAGAAGGACGCAAGCGGGAAATGCAAAGGCTTTTTCATTAAGGGAAGCCGGGAGCCATTCTTTGCGTGTAGCATATGCGAAGAAAAAGCGGAGGATCCGGAGGAAGAGGCTGAGAGCGGCCAGGAGGGCAGCAGTAATATTTGCGGCCATTCTGATTGCGGCGGCCATAATATGCAAAATAATGGCAGCAGAGGAGCCGGTGGAGGTGCCAGTGGAAGAGATTCAGCAGGAAACGGAGGCCGGAGAGCTCCCTCATAAGGCCACGGGGCCTGAGAGGGCACAGCAGGAGCCTATTCAGGAAACCCGATCAGGATCCGGAAATTCCCGCAATGAGTACCTTTTGGCCCGCCTTGCAATGGCTGAAGCAGAGGGTGAGTGCATAGAAGGGAAGGCAATGGTGATCCGGGTGGTGCTGAATAGAGAAGAAAGCAGCGCCTTCCCGGATACCATAGAGGAGGTAATTTTTGAGGATGGGCAGTTTACACCGGTAGAAAATGGCCGGTTTGACCGGGTGGAGCCTAATGCAGAGTGTTGGGCCGCCCTGGATATGGTGCTCATTGATAAATGGGATGAAAGTGAAGGGGCCCTATATTTTGAAGCTGTATACAATGGGGAGAACACCTAGCACTCTGAAAATTTGGAATACATAAAGACAGTAGGCAATCACAATTTTTACAGATAGGAGGCAGAAATGGAAAAAACAAGGATAGAATGGGCAGAAAGTACCTGGAACCCGGTCACAGGTTGTTACCATGATTGCAAGTATTGTTATGCAAGAAGGATGGCCGCAAGATTTGGAGATTTTCTCAGAATTGACGGATCGGACATAAAGACGGTAAAGGGCCGGAATGGTGAGTTATGTGTGGAGGTGGCCTATAAAACGTCTAATCCATACCCGGAAAAATTCACACCAACATTACACATAAAAAGGCTGAGTGATTATGAAAAGAAGAGAGGCCGCAATATATTTGTGTGCTCAATGGCGGATCTGTTTGGGGATTGGGTGCCGGATGTGTGGATAGATGCAGTATTTGAGGCATGTGAGAGGGCCACACAACACAATTATTTATTTCTAACCAAAAATGTAAAGAGATACTGTCAATACCATGTACCTCTCTGTGAAAATATGTGGTACGGAGTAAGCATAACAAAAGAAAGTGAGGCACACCTTTTTAATAATTTACCGGCAGGGGCTAACACTTTTGTAAGCATGGAGCCAATACTGGAAGATCTTCAGCCTGAAAAGCACAATATACTCTTTAGGCAAATTGATTGGGTAATTATCGGAGCAGAAACCGGAAACAGAAAAGGGAAGGCCATACCGGAAAGAGAGTGGATAGAGGATATAGTGAAGTTATGCAGGGAAAACAAAAAGCCGGTATTTATGAAAGATAGTCTATCAGATGTGTGGGGAGAGCCATTGATCCAGGAATGGCCTGAAAAGTTGAAGCCCGGCAGCAGGAGGCAACATGGGGCATAAATTCAGAATATGGCAGGATGGCAAAATGCTCATGCCGGAGGACGTAACAGAGAATACTTTCCGTTATCTGCTGAACCGGGATGGGGTAGTGTTCGGAATTGATCTGAGGAATATGAGATGGGAGGGCATGATCCGAATGGGGCCCGGCTGTATCATGTTTCAAATTGGCCGGAAGGATATGGAAGGCCATGAGATCTATGAGGGTGATGTGGTAAAGGTGCGGGATTGGGAGGATGGCAGGCGGTGGCTCACTGGTACTGTGGAATATGATAAGGAGGAATGTGGGTATTTAATCAATTTTGACACCGGCGATCCTGAGCATGGAGGCCTGAGCATTTCCTTCAGCGCCTCTCCTGATTGCAAGGTATTGGGCCATAGGTTTGAGGAGAAAATGCAAAAGCTCCTCAGGGAGCAGAGGGAGCGCTTCATGGATCCAAGAAGGGAGGCGGCCATTGAATAGGAGGCAGAAAAGAAAGCAATTCAAAAAAATATATGGAATGAACCCGGAGCAGTATGAGGCATGGTGGGCAGAGCACTGGCCTGAGCTGCTCCATGAGCGCCTGAGAGAGGTGCAGAGGGCAGCAGGAGAAGGGTTGAAGGAAATGGCCCGCCAAGTCCATGAGGCGGCTTTAAATGCGGCGGCAGGCATGGAAGAACTGAGAAGGGAGATCATGGCGGCGGCAGAATTTATGAGAGGAGGAGAGCGAAATGGAAATCATGTGGACGATTCTGAAAATGATAGGGGCCGGGTGCCTGATTGTATTGGCGGCCCTGGTGCTTATGATTCTGATAGCGCTATTCATAGCGGTGGCCAAGGCATTGACTGAGAAGAAATAGGAGGGAAGAAATTGGAAGAGCTGAAAATGGAAAGTAAAAAGATTATCATGCAGCAGTTTTTTGAGAATGTGGGCGGCAGCAGGCTCCTGGATTGGTTGGAGGAAGTGGGGTATTATACGGCCCCGGCTTCCATGAAGCACCATGCTTCCTATGAGGGCTCACTATTCGATCACAGCCTTCAGGTAACACATGAGCTGATCATGCTTACTGATAGATTGGGCCTGAAGTGGCAGAGGAAAGAGAGCCCCGCCGTGGTGGGTATGCTGCATGATGTGTGTAAAATGGATGATTATGTGATACAGCAGGAGATTGTATCAGTAGACCAGGGCGGCGGGCCGGTATATGGGCCAGGGCAGGCGGTATGGAATGAGGAGGCGCTGTGGCCAGGGCATGGAGATAAGAGCCTGATCATGCTCATGGGGCACATTGATCTCACGGTGGAAGAAAAGCTCTGTATCCGGTATCACATGGGAGCTTTTACAGACAGTAAAGAGTGGAAGTTTTACACGGAAGCTGTGAAACGGTGCCCGAATGTGCTCTATACTCATACAGCGGATATGATAGCAACCAAGATCAAGGGGGTATGACTATGCGGAACTATATGCCCAAAATTATTGAGGGGAAGGTGAGCGGAACCGGGTGGCCAATAGATGGCCACACCCTGCTCCTCTCATTGTGGGATTATGACAATCACGAATCATGGCACCTTTACAGTTGGCCGGAAGAATCGGAAAGAGCCGTGATGGAAACCATGTATAAAACAGAAACAGAGGCGGGCATGTGCTTGTACGATTCTTTTGAAGAATTTGAGGAGCACTGGAAGGAATGGGAACCTCAGGGCACTTTTTGTATTCCTCTGAGTAATGTGAAAGAGGAAAAAGTTATAAGAGAGGAGGAAGTGGGCAATGAATAGCTGTAATTTCATAGGGAGGCTCACAAGGGATCCGGAAGTGAGATATAGCCAGGGTGAAAAGCCGGTATGTGTGGCAAGGTTTACCCTGGCAGTAGACAGACCGACAAAGGAGCGGGCGGCAGATTTTCTCACCTTCAAAGCATTGGGCGGCAGAGGTGAATTTGTTGAGAAGCACCTGAAGAGAGGCATGAGGATCGGAATTTGTGCCAGGGCAGAAAGCGGCTCCTATGAAAAGAATGGAAACAAGATATATTATACAGAGTTTATCTGTGAAGGCTTTACATTCTGTGACGGGAAGCAGGGGAACACCGGCCCGGCAGCAGGCGGCTACATGGAAGCGCCTGAAGAATATGAAGGGCTCCCGTTCAATTAGGAGGTGCTGAGGGTGACTAAAAGTGAGTTAGAGCAATTATTGGATCTCAGGAAAGAGATCCAGGAGTTGGATGCCAAGGTTGAAAAAATGCAGGAGCAAAGGGTGGGAAAAGTGACAGATAGAGTGCAGGCTTCCATGCCCGATTTTCCGTATGTACGCACAACCAAGACAATAACCGGGGTAGACAATAAAGGAAGCCGGAAGCGCCGGAGGGAGTTGACAGAAAGTGAGCTCCTTTTGCTGAAGCGGCGGCAGCAGGCGGTGGATGCAGAGTTTAAAATATCTCAGTACATAAAGAGCATAAATGACAGCAGGATCCGGAGAATTATAAGCCTGAGGTATGAAGAGGGGCTCTCCTGGGATAAAGTGGCCGCCGCCATGAACTGTGATCGGACATACCCGGAGAAGCTGCTCACTAAGTACCTGAAGGAACACCCGGAAAAGAAAAAGAGAAAAAAATGAAAGTTTCTCACAATTCTCATTTTAAATGATCTATAATGCTATCAGGTGAAAATTTGTTGGCTTATCCCCTTATGAATTGAAACCTGAAGGAAAGGGCATCCCGCCTCTGTGCGTGGGTGCCTTTTTCGTGTGCAAAGGAGGGGGAAGGGTGAACGTACAAGGGAAAATCAATAATTTACTGAAGGCCCTGAGGCAGCAGGGCATTGTATACAAGATAAATACTCAGCAATTTTATTCAGAGAGCCAAGGGCGGCTATGCACAAAGTTGATTTTATGGGAAGAGCACCCGAACCGGGATGGAGAGGTTTTCTTCAGTAAGGTGAAGCTGCTGAAATACCTGGCAGACAAGTGGAAGGAAGTGAATGAGCATGGAAGGGCAGCAGATGGAGAGAATGAAGGAACTGAAGAGGCTAATGAGCGAAAAGCAAGCGGCATTCTGTGATCATTACATTACCACGCTGAATGCCACGGAGGCCGCAAAACTGGCCGGATATTCTGAAAAAACGGCAAAAGCCATGGGAAGCGAAAACCTGACAAAACCTTACCTAAAAGAATATATAGATTTGCGGCTTGCAGAACTGGAAGAAAAAAGGGTGGCAAGCGCTGAGGAGGTGCTGCAATATCTCACAAGGGTAATGAGAGGAGAGGAGCGGGATCAATTTGATTTGGATCCTTCCCTTCAGGACAGAACCAAGGCGGCAGAGCTATTGGGAAAAAGATACCGGCTATTTGTGGATAAGCAGGAGATCACCGGGAAATTAGAGCCCGTCACCATTATAAACGATATACCAAGGGCACCGAATGGAGATTAGACTATCTGATCTCATTGCACCACAATTCTATGATATTCATTGGGATATTTTGGAGGGTAAACATACCCACTATAAGCTATACGGAGGCAGAGGCTCCACTAAATCCTCATTTGTGAGCCTGGAAATAATTTACGGCATGATGCAGGATCCCAATGCGAATGCCGCTTGTTTCAGGAAGGTGGGCAATACCCTGGCTGAGAGCGTTTTTGAGCAGCTTTTGTGGGCCATAGATGCCCTGGAAGTAAGCCACTTATGGAAAATAACCCTCTCCCCCCTGAGGCTAACCTATAAGCCAACAGGGCAAAGGATTGTATTTAGGGGCTGTGATGATCCTAACAAGTCCAAGTCAATCAAACTGAGGAAGGGCTATTTTAAATACATATGGTATGAGGAAAGGGCTGAGTTTGAAGGGGATGAAGATGAAAGAAAAATAAACCAGTCCTTAATGCGTGGCGGTGATAAGTATGTGGTATTTTACACATGGAACCCGCCAAAGAGCCTCAATTCATGGGTAAATCAGGATGTGCTTCAGGTGCGGGAGGATACGCTGTGCAGCCATTCCACCTATTTGACAGTGCCCAGGAGTTGGTTGGGAGAGCAATTTTTCATTGAGGCTGAAGAGCTCAAAAAGCGGAAAAGAATGGCATACCGGCATGAGTACCTGGGAGAGGCTACTGGAACCGGTGGAAAAGTATTTGATAATGTGATTCTGAGGGAGATCACGGATGAAGAGATAGCGATCTTTGATAAGATTAAGCAAGGCCTGGATTTTGGTTTTGCGGCGGATCCGCTTGCATTTGGAAGAATGCACCTGAATAAGAAGCAGAGGCGGCTTTACATCTTTGCTGAGATCTACCAGGTGAACCTAAAAACCCGGAAGGCTGTGGAGGAGATTAAGAAGCTAAATCCTGATAACAAGATCATCATAGCAGACAGCGAGGAACCCCGCTCCATATCCTCCTTCAATGAGTTAGGCCTGAGGGTGTACCCGGCAAAAAAGGGGCCCGGATCCGTTGATTTTGGGATCAATTACCTGGCCAATGATTTGGATTATATTGTTATTGATCCGGTGAGGTGCCCGAATGCAGCCCGTGAATTTTCCTCATATGAACTGGAAAAGGATAAAAACGGAAATTTCAAAGGATCATACCCTGATAAAGACAACCATTTTCTTGACTGTACCAGGTATGCAATATCTGACGAAATAATGAACAAAAAAGCGAAAATAAGAGAAAAAAAGAAATTAGGGATTCACTATTGACTTTTGGCTACGCAAAATATATAATTTATGTGTAGCCAAAAGAAAGGAGGAAAAAAGTGTCACCAAGAACAGGCAGGCCAACAAAAGACCCCAAAAACAATCAATATAGAATAAGGCTTTCTGATAGGGAAGTTGAACTTTTAGAATTTTGCTGTGAAAAAACTGGTTTATCAAAATCAGATATTGTTAGAAAGGGAATTGAGAAGGTCTATGAAGAGGTAAAAGATAGGTAAAAAATAAGAGCAATCGTTTCACTTTGGACGGTATCACGATTGCTCCATATCAGAAGTTTCCTTCTGTACACATTATAGAGCAGAATGGAACTTCTTTCAAGCATAATTTGAAAGGAGATAACTATGAGTAAAGTAATTGAATTTAGACCGAAAGGGAATAACACGGAAGCAAATAAGAAATCGGAAAATGAAGCCATATACACAATGAGCCTCATGTTAAACAAGATGGCTGATAGTTTGAATAAAATAGCATTAGGAAGGGCAGATCAGGATGATTATATGCATTGCATGAGATCATTCATGTTCCTAAATTATTTAACCAATCAATCTGAAGTAATGGCCGAAATTATGAAAATTGCAGAGCAGAGGAAAGCAAAATGAGCAGCAAATACCAATATTTTAACGGCCTGAAATTCACAAGGGATGATAAAACCGGGTATTATCTAAATTCCACAATAGAAAAGCGGATGCATAGATATGTATGGGAATTTTACAATGGGCCTATTCCAAAAGGGTATGATATACACCATAAGGATGAAGATAAAGCAAATAATGACATATCAAACCTTGAAATGATTAAGGCCGGAAAACATCAATCCATGCATAGTCAAAAATGGCATGATGAACACCCAGGAGAAGGGAGAAAAAATTTTGCAAAAGCGGTTGAAGCGGCAAAGGATTGGCACAAAAGCAAGGAGGGGAAAGAGTGGCATTCAAAACATGCGATGGAAACATTTTCAGGAAAAAGAACTTTAATTTGCGAAATGTGCGGAAAAGAATATGAAACGCAATACCATGGAAATAATAAATTTTGTTCCAATGCTTGCAGGAGTAAATGGAGGAGAAAAAGCGGGCTAGATAATGTTACTAGAGTATGTGTAATTTGCGGAAAGGAATTTTTAACTAATAAATTTAAAAAAGTAAGATATTGCTCAAGAAGTTGTGCAAATAAAGCAATGTGGAGAAGTAGGAGAGCCCCTGAATAGGGCTCTCTTTTTGTTAGGAGGGATTGAAGTGGAACGTTTTACATATCCGGCAGAACAATTTGACGAAAGAAACCTAAATAAAAGCATTATTCTCACGTTGGTAAAGAAGCATGAGGGCATGATGGCCCGCCTGCTGAAAAATAAAAGGTATTATGATGGGCACCATAAAATTGAGGAGCGGAAGCGGGAGAAGGAGGCACCCAATAGCAAAGTAACATGCAACCATGCCAAAGATATTTCAGACACGGCCACGGGGTACTTCATGGGGAACCCGGTCACATACTCAAACAGTGGGGAGCAGAACATTGATCCGTTACTCACGGCCTTTGACAATGCCAATGTGGATGACGTGGATGCGGATAATGCCCTAGATATGAGCATTTATGGGTTAGCTTATGAATATGTGTACACGAAGGAGGGAGAGGCGGCCCCCGTTTCCAAGAATATCTCTCCATTATCCACCTTCATAGTGGTGGATGACACCATAGAAGAAAATGAGCTCTGTGGGGTGTACTACTACAAGAAAAAGAACTCTGTGCAGGATACATATACATATGTGGCCACGGTGAGCACAGCCAACTATACATATGTGCTGAATATTCTTGACAGCGGATCAGATATTTCCCAACTTGTGACAGAGGAGCCGGTGCAGCATTATTTTGGTGAACCTCAGATCATAGAATATCTGAACAATAAGGAGGCAATAGGGGATTTTGAGCAGCAGATCCCTTTGATAGACGCATACAACACTTTAATGAGTGACCGGATCAATGATAAAGAGCAATTCATTGATGCGGTGCTTGTTTTGTATGGGGCTATTTTAGGGGATGACGAAGAGGAAACCACGGAGGCACAAAAGAAGCTGAGAGAGAATAAGCTCCTGGAACTGCCTGAGGACGCAAAAGCGGAATACCTGAGCAGGCAAATGGACGAAAACGGGGCAGAGGTGCTCAGGAAGGCCATAAAAGAAGATATTTACAATTTCAGCCATGTGCCCAACTTCATGGATGAAAATTTTGCCGGTAATGTGTCCGGTGTGGCTATGGAGTATAAGCTCCTGGGCCTGGAAATGATCACGAAGGTAAAGGAAAGGCAGTATAAAAAGGGCCTCAGGAAGAGGATCCGGCTATACTGCAATTTCCTCAGCATGAAGGCCATTCTCATGGAGGCGGGCTCAATCATGGCAACCTTCAGCCGGGCATTGCCTAAAAATCTCCTGGAACTGGCTCAGATTGTGGCTAATCTGAAAGATAATGTATCGGCCAAAACGCTGCTGAAGCTCCTGCCATTTGTGGAAGATCCGGATTATGAGATTGAAGAGGTTACAAAGCAAAAGGCCGAAGAGGTAAAGCGGCAGCAGGAGCTTTTTGGAATGGGAGCCAATGAGCCGCCTGAATTTGGAGAGGAAGAGGAGCCTGAGGAGGAAGAAACCGATCCGGATGGGGAGGCCAAAGAGGAACCCAAAGAAGAGGCTGAAGAGGAAAAGGAGAAGCAGCAGGCAGCAGGAAGCAAGGGGTGATCTGAGTGGGATATTGGGAAAACCGGCAGGCACAAAACATGTTTGAATACATGGAGGACGCTGAAACGGTATCAAAGGAACTGGCAGACATATATGCAAAGGCTTCCCGGCATCTGAATTATGAAATTGAGGAGATATATAATAAATTTAAAACAAAGCACAATTTGACGGATGCGGAGGCAAAGCGGCTCCTTAACACTTTGAGAAATAAAACAGACATAGAAGAGCTAAAAAAGGCCCTTGCACAAGATCCAAAGAATGCCGATCTATTGGCAGAGATAGAAAGCGGTGCATACCGGGCCCGCATTGAGAGATTGGAGCAGCTTCAGGCAGAAGTAGATCACATGATGCAGGAAGTATTTGAGCAGGAAAAGAAAGTCACAACTTCACATTATGTTGACCTGGCAACAAATTCCTATTACCGGGAAATTTATAATGTGCAGAAAAGAGTTGGTTTTCAATTTAGTTTTTCGGCGGTAGATCCCAAAACGGTGGCCTTGCTTTTGGAATCAAAATGGAGCGGGGCAAATTATTCTCAAAGAATATGGAAAAATACCAAGGGAGTGGCTGCTGATTTGAAGGAGCAGATGCTCATTGGGCTCCTTACTGGAAAAGGTGAGGAGGAAATGGCTAGGGAGATCGCCAATAAGTATGCAGCGGGAGCCTTTGAGGCCCGGAGGCTTGTGAGAACTGAGAGCAATTTCATTTCAGGGCAGATGCAGCTTGCGGCATATAAGGAGTGCAAATCAGAAGAATATGATTTTGTTGCAACATTGGATTTGAAAACTTCAAAGATTTGCAGGGAATTGGATGGGAAAACATTCAAGATAGAGGACGCAAAACCGGGTGTAAATATGAACCCTATGCATCCATTTTGCAGATCAACCACAATGATCCATATGGATGAAGAGCTGAAAAAGAAGTTAAAAAGGGATGCATGGGATCCGGAAAAAGAAGAATGGAAAAAAGTACCGGCAACCATGAATTATAATGAGTGGTATAAAAAAAACATAGCAAACAATCCCAAGGCACTGGCAGCGGAAAAGAAGATAAAAAACCATTCTTCAGATAAAAAGCAATATGAAAGGTATCGGAGTGTAATGGGAAAGAAAGCCGGAAAATCATTTGAAGATTTTCAGGAAATTAAATATAACAATCCTGAGAAATGGGAAGAGATTAAAAAACAATACAAAGAAACCAAGACAAATGAAAAGGAAAAATAATAATATTTTAAGCAATGAAGGGCTGTGCAGAGATGCATGGCTCTTTTTGTATACAAAAATAAGAGAGGAGGATCTGAGCATGAATTTTGGAGAAGCACTGGAAGCCCTGAAGAGTGGAAAGAAAGTGGCAAGAGAAGGTTGGAATGGGAAAAAGCAGTATATTGAGCTTGCAACCAATATCAGCTACACAAGAGCGGGCGGCAATGTAGTCAACTGTGTTCATGAAGCAATCGGAAACAAAGCTATTGCTTTTGTGGGTACAAGTGGAGTGCAGATGGGGTGGCTTGCGTCCCAGGCGGATATGCTTGCAGAGGATTGGCACATAGCAGAGTAGAAAGGCGGTGATCCTTTTATCTCCCATGCCGAGGGTGAGAGGCGGGCCCGGTGCTGCCAAGGGCCGAAAATAAGAGGCAGGCGAAACCAAAATAATGAATCTGTGGGGCCTGGAAAGGAAATGCAGGGGCATATAGGAGGAAAAGAACAATATGAAATTTATGAACAATCATTATGGAGTAAGCAGGATTTTTGGCCGGGCGCATTGTGCTATGCCCATGAATTTACAGTTTTTTGCTGAGCCGGACGGTGGAGCAGGAGGCGGTGCCGGTGGGGCCGGAGGTGGAGGAACCTCAGGAAATGCCGGAGGAACCGGAGCAGAACCGGGGGCAGCAGGAGGAGAAGGAGCGGCAGGCCAGGGCGCTGAAGGAGGAACCGGCCAGGCGGCGGGCTCTCCCGTAAGTTTTGACGATTTTTTAAAGGATCCGAAAAATCAGGCAGAATTTGATCGGAGAGTAGGCAAGGCCCTGGAAACAAGCCGGAGCAAAATGCAGGCTGAACTCAATACCAAGGTGCAGGAAGCTGTAACTGAGGCAGAGAAGATGGCCAAAATGAACGCTGAGCAGAAAGCGCAGTATGAGCGGGAAAAGAAAGAGAAGGAGATTGCCGACAGAGAAGCGGCTCTCACCAAAAGAGAGCTCACAGCAACGGCAAAGGAGCAGCTTGCAGAGAAGGGGCTCCCCGTTTCCCTGGCCGCTGTGCTGAATTATTCCAATGCCGAGGAATGCAGCGCCTCAATAGAGGCTGTGGGAAAAGCATTTCAGGAGGCAGTTGAAAAGGCGGTGAATGACCGTCTGAGCGGTGGGAAGCCGCCGAAAAAGGCCGGAGATCATGCCGCATATACCATGGAGCAGATTAAGGCAATGAGCCCTGCTGAGATAAATAAGAATTGGGATGCGGTGCAGGCGGCCATGCAGGCAGAAAAATAAAGCGAATAAAGGAGGAAAGAAAAAATGTCAGTAGCAAATTTTATCCCCACAATTTGGAGCGCCAGGCTTTTGGCACACCTTGACAAGGCACATGTGTATGCCGCCCTGGTAAACCGGGATTATGAAGGGGAGATCAAAAACTATGGTGATACCGTAAAAATCAATCAGATCGGGGATGTCACCATTAAGGACTACACAAAAGGGAAGGATATTGACGATCCGGAGGAACTGAACGGCGATCAGAACACACTCACCATTGATCAGGCGAAATATTTCAACTTTTCCATTGATGATGTGGATGCCGCTCAGGTGAACCCTAAACTCATGGATTCGGCCATGCAGCGCTCAGCGTATGCCATGAACGATACAACGGATCTTTTCCTGGCAAACCTTTTGTATTTGGGAGCTGAGAACAATGGCACGAACCTGGGAACGGATGCAGCGCCGATTGTACCGGCCAAAGATAATGCCTATGATTACCTGGTGGATCTTTCCACGGATTTGACGGAAAAGAACGTGCCCACGATTGGGAGATGGGCGGTTATTCCGGCATGGTATCACGGCCTTTTGCTGAAAGATAGCAGATTTGTGGGAAATGGTACAGATTACAATAAAGCCCTCATTGAAGGCGGTGAGATCGGTGTGGCAGCAGGCTTCAGAATTTGGCTCTCCAACAATGTGCCGAATACGGATGGGGAGAAGTACAAGATCATTGCCGGAACCAATGCAGCAGGCTCCTATGCTGAGCAGATTCTCAAAACTGAAGCATACCGGCCTGAAAAGAGATTCTCTGACGCTGTTAAAGGCCTGCATGTGTATGGTGCCAAGGTATTGCAGCCCAAGTGTATCTCTGTATTGACAGCAAATAAGAACTAAGGAAGGAGGGCCAATAATGTTCATCTATAACAAGAAAAACGGAAGCATTCAGGAGTGCCATAATGCGGATGCCATTAAGGTATGCCGGAAAGATACGGATCATTATTTGGTAGCAGCAACCAGGGAGGAGCTTGAAGGGAAGGCGGCAAATAAGCCTCAGGAGGAGCCCAAAAAGCCGGAGGCGGGGGAAAATACCAAAGAACCCGAAAAAGCCGCTCCTGAGGGCGCTGAGAAGCTCACAGAGGGAAATGGAGGGCAGCAGGCAGCAGGAGGAAGCGCTGAAGGCGGTGAGAAGCAGCAGGAAGGAACCGGCGAAGGCAGCGGGAAACCGGAAGAGGGAGCCGGAGAAGAGAAAACTGGCAATGATCCCCTGAATGGTGCCGGTGATGAACGTCTTGCAGAGCTGAATGGGAAAAAGGTGGCTGAGCTGAGGGAGATTGCCAAAGGAATGGGGATCCAGGGGTATGCAAACATGAATAAGGATACCCTGGTGGCCATGATTATGAACCATTAAGCGGGAGGCGATACTGTGACGGATGTGGAAATGCTTAAAAAGATAACGGGAGAGGGGGATGAAGAGCTCCTCTCCCTTTTGCTGTCCATGGCAGAGGAAAAGGTGCTCTCCCTGGCAAACCGGAGAAAAATGATCTACCCGCTGAAGCCTGCGGTGAGAGAATGGGCCACTGTGGCCTATAACCGTATGGGGATGCAGGGAGAAACAAGCCGGAGCGAAGGCGGGATATCTTCAGCATTTGCGGAGATTCCAAAAGATATTGAAACCGTGATTAAACGGTACAGATTAGGGAGGATCGGCGGCCATGCGTATGAGAAGGAGCCTGATGAAGAGTTACCACCTGAGGAGGAGGAAAACGGGGAAGGATCGTGAAGGCGGCTCCATTGTGGAATATGAGGAAGCGGTGGAGATCAAGGCAACCATATGGCCCGCAAGCGGCAGGGTGCAGGCTGAATTGTATGGAGAGAGGCTCACCTATATCAAAAATATGGAATATGGGGGAGCTGAGGCCATGCAGGAAGGCGATGGCATATGCGTGTTTGTGGGGCCGGAAGCCGGGCCGGATTATAAAATCATTTCCATAAAACCGGAGTACAGCCCGAAGGTGATGGAGTTGGAAAGGATAATATAATGGCAGTAAACGGTGTGCAGAGCTTAATGGGAAAGATTAAGAGGATGCAGAATATTGAGCCCACAATAATGGCCTCAATGCGTGATCAAACAGAATTAGTAAGAGGTGCGGCGGTGCTGAATGTTCCGACTTATACCGGCCCCTGGCCGTTTGTGCCGAGAGGGGAGCTAAAGAGAAGCATCCACACAGTGGTAAAAAAAGAAGAGGGCTCTATTATTGGATGTGTTTATTCCAATGCAAAACATGCCGTTTTTGTGGAGTTTGGCACCGGGCCGGTGGGAGAATCAAATCATGCAGGAACTTCCCCTAATGTAAATGTAACACACGTACAAGAGGGATGGGTGTGGCAGGATCCGGATGGAGATTTCCATTATACAGAAGGGCAACCGGCGCATCCATTTATGTATCCTGCATTGAAGGATATGGAGGATACGGTTACAAAGAATATAGCAAAAGATGTGAAGGATTATATGAGAGAGGTTGGTGGAAATCAATGATCAATGTGAAAGATCAGGTATATGGGGCAATCCAGGGCATTACAGAGAATGTGAGTGATACATACCCAAAGGAGTGGGCTGTGCTTCCCGCTATCCAGTACACTGAGGAGGATAATTCTGTGGTGGAATGGGTGGATAACAAGGAAAGCAAGGCCCATCTTCTTTATAAGTTTGATATTTGGAACAATGCAAGCACCTCAGAGGCGGCTCTGAAGGTGGATGCGGCCATATCTGCCCTGGGATTGAAGCGCATTGCATGTGGTGATGTTCCCGATCCGTCCGGCCTGAAGCACAAGGTTATGCGGTATGAAGGCATTATTGATGTGGATACCGAAAGAGTATACAACAATTATTAAAAACAAGGAGGTAAAAGAACTATGTTAGCGAATGGTGCAACACTGGGATATAAAAAGAAGGGCTCTACTGAGGATTATACAAACCTTACCGGCCTGAAGGAGATCCCTGAGTTAGGTGATGATCCTGAAAAAGTGGAAAATACCGGCCTGGCCGATAAGGTGAAGCAGTATGAATTTGGTATAGGAGATGCCGGTGATCTTACTTATAAATTCAAGTATGAGAATACCTCAGAAAATTCCCCATACAGAGTAATGAGGAAGGCAGGAGCCACAAAGGAGGTACTTTCATTCTGTGAAGAGCTGCCCGATGGCACCCGGTATGAGTACGATGCCCAGGTATCTGTGAAGAGATCGGGCGGCGGTGTGAATGGTGTAATGGAGTGGGATCTCAATATGGCCCTTCAGAGTGAGATTGTAACAACGGATCCGGCATAAAAAGAGTATAGGAGGATTGAAAAATGAATTTATTTGGGAATAAGAATGATAACGCAATGGCGGCAGCAGTAGAGGCGGCAAACCAGGAAGAGGAAACCATGGAGAGGAATGAGGCAGCAGGAGAGGCAGAGGAGAGCAAAGTGGTTGAAATGCCCAAAAGAAAGCCCTTTGCACTGTGGGAGGTAGGAGGGCAGAGCTACAAGCTGAAGCTGAAAACCTCTGCCATTGTGGAGCTTGAAAGCAAGTATAAAACAAACTTAATGAATATAATGGGATCCGGCCAGGGCGGTATGCCCGCTCTCTCTGTAATGTTGGATGTGGCCCATGCGGCTATGAAGGATTGGAACCACGGGATCACCAAAAACGGGGTGATGGATATTTTCAACAGATACATTGAGGAGGGAGGCTCTCAGTTGTCATTTTACATGACAGTATACATGGAGATTTTCACAGTGAGCGGTTTTTTCTCTGTAAACCTGAGCAATCAGATGGGGGAGGCCCTTCAGGAGGCACAGGAAACCATGTAAAAGAGCCTGAATCAGTATCAGAGGCAATAATGGGGCTGTATCCGGTATTTTTAGATGCCGGGTATGGCCCTGAATATTTTTGGGAGCTGAGTTTTGGAGAGGTGAGCGATCTCCTGGAAAGCTATGCCAGGAGGAAAGAGCACGAACAGAAGAAACGGGAGGCAGAACTGAAGGATCAGATCATGCTCCTCTTCAACCAGGCCCTTCAGATCGGCAATGTGGTTGGCAGGCTTATGGATAATAAAGTGGCGATCCGGCTCCCGAAAGAATATTACCCGGAATTATTTGGAAATGAGGAGGAAAAGACAAATTTCACCGAGCAGGAAGATGCAGGGGATAAGCGCAAACTGAGCCCGGAAATGGAGTTACACAAGGCAAGAATGGATGACTTTATCTTCAGGCACAACATGGCTATGAGGGAACGATTGGCCAAGGAGCGAGGTGAAGAGAACAGTGGAAGGAATGACGCTGGAACGGCTGCAAGTAATCATTGAGGCCCAAACACGGGCATACTATGAGGAGCTGCAAAAAGTACAGCAGCAGACCAAAAAAGCAACCAGTGCAGTTGAAAGACAAACAGAAAAAATAAAGAGTGCATTTGGCAAGATTGGGAAGGCGGTGGCCGTTGCTTTTTCTGTAACGGCACTGATCAGTTTTGGAAAGAGCTGCATTGAGTTGGGCTCTGCCCTTGCAGAGGTGCAGAACGTGGTGGATGTCACGTTTGGGGCCATGTCTGAAACAATCAACCATTTTGCCAGGGATGCACTTGAACAATTTGGCCTATCTGAAACAAGCGCAAAGAAGTACACCTCAACATTAGGGGCGATGCTGAAATCCATGGGAATAGCCACAAACCAGGCGGCTGAAATGTCTATGGAAATGGCGGGGCTTGCGGCAGATATGGCCTCTTTTTATAACCTGGAAAATGATGCGGCATTTGAGAAGATCCGGGCCGGAATATCAGGAGAAACCGAACCGCTGAAGCAGTTGGGGATCAATATGTCCGTGGCCAATATGGAGGCATACGCACTCAGCCAGGGAATAACAAAGGCTTATAATGCAATGTCACAGCAGGAGCAGGCGATCCTCAGGTACAACTATCTGTTATCAGTGACAAAGGACGCACAAGGCGATTTTGCCCGCACTTCAGATGGGTGGGCTAACCAGGTGCGGGTGCTTACTGAGAGATTTAATGCTTTAAAGGCGGCCATTGGGCAGGGACTTATTGCTGTATTAACACCGGTGATCCGGGTGCTCAATCAGCTACTTGCAAAGATTTTGACCGTAACCGATGCCTTCAGCAATTTCATAGCGAAGATCACCGGAAAGAATACCAAAACCACAACCTCAGTGAATGAAATGGGAGGGGCCCTGGATTCAGCAACGGATTCAGCGGGAAGCCTCTCAGGGGCCACGGATAAGGCCGGGAAATCCGCAAAAAAGGCAGAGGAGGCTTTTCATGGCCTGGCTTCCTTTGATGAAATTCACAGCCTTACAAAGGCAGCAGAGGACAGCGGAAGCGACGGATCCGGGGGAGGCGGTGGAGGAGGAGCTTCAGGAGGAGCGCTCTCAGAGAGTATTGTGGATGCAGCAAACGAAGCAGACGCAACACTGAACCCGGTACTGGAAAAGATTTGGAACCGGATGAAGGAGCTTGCCGAGCTCTTCAAGAAGGGATTTAAGGCAGGCCTGGGAGATGTAACCCTGGAGCCTTTAAAGCAGGCCATTGAAGGAATTAAGAAGAGCCTGAAAGAGATTTGGACGGATCCCGCCGTATTGCAAGCGGCCAATAATTTCCTGAATACATGGGCCTATTCTTTGGGGCAGCAGGCAGGAGCGGCGGCGAGCATAGGGATCACGATAGCCACAAACCTATTGGGCGGCCTGAATAAGTACCTGGATCAGAACAAAGAGCGGATCAAGCAGCACATTGTTAGCATGTTTGATATAAGCTCAGAAATTGTGAAGATGCAGGGGGATTTTGCTCAGGCGGCGGCCAATATCTTCTCTGTATTTGGAAGAGAGAACGGGCAGCAGGTAACGGCCAACATAATAGGGATTTTTGCCAATGCGGCCATGGGTGCAGCCGAGATCGGGGCTAAGCTGTACCGGGATATAACGGATATAATCACAAGGCCCTTTATAGATAATCAGGATAAATTTAAAACGGCCCTGAATGGCACCCTGGGAGTGCTGAGCGGCTTTTTGGGGAATATCAAGCAAGTGGTGGATGACACCTTTAGCAAGGCGAATGAGGTGTACGATCAGCATGTGGCCCCCATGTTCAGCTCACTGGCAGCAGGGCTCAGCAGCATAACCGGGAAATTACTGGATGCATATAACTCATATATTCTCCCGGTACTGGAAGGCCTTCAGGCGAAGGTGAAGCCGCTGATTGATGAACACATACAGCCCGCAATTAACAAGGGCCTGGAACTGATCGGAAAGATAGCGGATGCAATAAAGGATATTTGGGAGCAGACGCTTCAGCCATTCATTGAGTGGTTTATTGCCACGGTGGCCCCGTACATAGCGGCGGCCCTGGATACGGTGGGAAGTGTTTTCCTGACAGTGGCCGGTGTGGTTGCTGATGTGATCGGGAATATATTTGACGCATTGGGCGGCCTGATTGATTTTATAGCCGGAGTGTTTACTGGTGACTGGCAGAGGGCATGGGAAGGAATTAAAACCTTTTTCTCTGCAATATGGGATGCCATAAAGAATATAGTGAGCGCTGTGTGGAGTGCGATCAAGGCCATTATTTCCACGGCCCTGGGAGTAATCTCTTCAGTTATCAGTGCGGTGCTGAACACAATCAAAACCATTTTTTCAACCATTTGGGAGGCGATCAAAACTCTCATAAATACAGTGTGGAATGCCATAAAAAGCATAATCAGCACCACGATCAACACGATAAGCACGATCATAAGCACTGTACTGAATGCGATAAAAACAACCTTCAGCACGATTTTTGAGAGCATAAAGAATACAGTAACAACAATTTTTAATGCAATCAAAACCTTCATAACTACAACAATCAATACCATAAGCACCACGCTCAGCACTGTGTTGAATATCATCAAGACTACATTCAGCACAATACTGGAAAGCATAAAAAATACAGTTACAACCGTATTCAATGCAATCAAGGCCTTCATAACCACAACCATAAACACAATAAGCACCACACTCAGCACCGTACTGAATGCGATCAAGACTACATTCAGCACGATACTGGAAAGTATAAAAAATACAGTTACAACGGTTTTCAATGCCATAAAGAGCACGATCACCACAATCATAAATGCGGTGAGCACTACGATCAGCACTGTGCTGAATAGTATCAAAACCACTTTTAGCACAATCCTGAATAGTATCAAAACAACCGTAAATACCATTTTCAATGCTATAAAGAGCACGATCACCACGATAATGGGAACGATTCAGAGCGGAATAAGCACAGCCCTGAGCAGTATCAAAACAACGTGGAGTAATATGTGGGAGAGCATGAAAACCACGGTGATCAATATCTTCAATGGCATTTGGAGCTCTATAAAAGGGGTGATAAATTCCATAATTGGAGGAATTGAGAAAATGGCAAACGGAGTGATCAATGGTATTAACGGAATGATCCGGGCGCTGAATAACCTGAGCTTTGATGTGCCGGATTGGGTGCCGGAGATAGGAGGGAAAACATTTGGCTTTAATATCTCCACAATAGGCAATATATCCATTCCAAGGCTTGCAAAGGGCGGTGTGGTAGACCAGGCCACTATTGCAATGGTAGGAGAGGCCGGGCAGGAGGCGGTTGTGCCACTTGAAAACAACACCGGATGGATGGATAAGGTGGCGGCCAGGATTGGGGAAATTATCTCAATGAATCTGAGGGCTATCATTGGAGAAATGGATGGCGCTGAGGAGTGGCAGACAATTCACACAACCGTATTGCTTGACAGTAAAACACTGGTGGAACAAACAGACAAATACAGACGGAGAAAAGGCTATCAGATGGCCAACGCATAAGGAGGGGAGAGAGAACGCATGGCGGCAAAATATCATAATATTCTGATTGTGGGCGGGGTATCTCTCCCCGATCCCTCTCAGATGACTATATCCGATTATGACATATCGGAGAGTGAGAGAAATGCCAACGGGAAAATGGTATCTCAGATCATACGGGAGGACGTGCATAAAATTGAGTGTAAATGGTTCGTGCTCAGGCCGGATGAATACATGGTAATAAGGCGGGCAATAAAGAAAAAGTTTGGGCTGAGCGTGAATTTTTTCATACCGGATCAAAATGCCGGAGGAAGCCTGGAAATGTATGCCGGGGATAGAAAAACACCCATTTACACCTATGAGGAGGGGAGGCCGGTATATAAAGATTTTACAGTAAACTTAATTGAAATGTAGGTGATGCAGTATGCAATATGTAAGTACCGAGTACAAGGAGGGCATGAAGCAGGCGGCCCGCAATAAATCATATATGAGGATCAGCCTGGGCCTGATAAACCAGGCGGCCCAAACGGCGGCAGAGGTGCAGAATGTAGGATATACATATTTTGCCGATCTCATTAAGCCTCTGAGCACAGAGGCGGTGAATAAAATCTATGCAACCTATGAGAATGATTTTTCAAAGGTGGATCGCTCCATGTATTTCCTGCCCAGGAATGGGCCGGGGAAGAGCTTTTATAATGCCGGTATGGTAACAGAGGCATTATGCGGCCAGGGGCAGCAGCCGGTGGTTATCATTCATTTCAATACACTGGATCCATTGGATATAAAGGGCCTCACCCTGGAATTGGGGGAGGCTTACCCGGTGGAGCTCACGGTGGAAACGGATGAAGGCATTTTCAACTATGAGAACGATTCACCCACATTCAAGACAGAGGACACCTTCAACAACACCACATTTATGAAAATATATCCAAGGAAAATGAAAAACGGGATCGCCAGGTTCCGGATCCTAAATATCGTATTTGGGATCGGAATCACGTTTGACAATGAGAAGATAGTGAGCGCTGAAATGAAGAGCCACATTTCCCCTATATCGGAGAGCCTGCCAAGCGTTGACTTTAGCGTGACCATAGAAAACATGGATAAATACTATAATGTGGATAATGATGACAGTGCCATCAACTACATGGAAACCGGCCAGGAAATGGCTGTATATTACGGGTACACCCTGAACAATGGAAGCATTGAGTGGGTAAAGGGAGGCACTCTCTTCATGCAGGAGTGGAGTGCTGATGATAAACTGGCAAAGTTTGGCGCTGTGGATATTTTTGAGTATATGAATGATGAATATAAAAGGGGAGAGTACCGGCCTGAAGGTATCTCTCTTTTTGATTTGGCGGTGGACGTGTTTGAGGATGCGGGTGTGCTCCCGGAGGGGTACTGGATCGATCCATATCTGAAAAAGGTTATAGTATACAATCCGCTGCCCATGGTGAAACACAAGGAATGCCTTCAGCTCATTGCCAATGCCGGGAGAAGCGTGGTGATGCAAAACCGGGATGGAATTATCATGCTGAAATCCTCTTTTGAGCCGGAGAAGGAGGTGGCGGCAAACCAGGTGGCAGAGTACGGCAGTATTGAGTGCCTGCTGAAAGAGCGGCCATATTCTGAATATGCAGCATTTGAGCAGAATTATTCCCAGGTAGGCAGGCAGCAGTATTTTATGCCCAGGGGGAAGAATTTCATGGAGGTGGGCTATGTAAGCGAATCCATAAGCAATGAGGAGGGATATTTTGAGGAGAACCCGGTGATCACCCTCACCATGGAAAGCGCCTATACCTTTTACAACTTAACTCTTCTTTTCGGAAGCATTCAGCCGGTGGAATTTACGATCACCACATTCAACGATGGGAAGCGCCTGAAGCGGTTCAAAAGTAAGAGTATCACGGAAAAAACCATAGTTTACTATGATTTTATAGACACCGACAAAATAGAAATTGAATTTACCAGGGCAAAGCCGCATAACCGGATCCACCTGAAGCAGATTCTTTTTGGAAGTCAGACGGATTATAGGCTCACCTATGACGATCTAACGGCCACACCCAACGGCACCAAACTGGAAAAGGTGAAGGAGCTGAGGGTGATCCGAACAATCTACACAAGAGGCACAGAGCTGAAGGATCTCACAACGGAAGAAACCATATTGGCAGCAGGAGAAGTGAGGGAATTTGAAATAAATTTCGGTAATGCGGTGCATAACCTCTCAGCGGTGTGCATGATAAATGAGGCTCTTCAGGATTTTGGGGCCGTGGTGGTGGAAAGTAGCTCTTACTGGTGCAAAGTCAGGATCACAAAGCCCCCGGCCAAGGATACCAAGACGGTGATCACGGTGCGGGGATATGAGTACAACATCACCACTTCTCAGGAAACCACAAAGCTGAATAACAGCGGCAGCATTCAAACCTGGAATAATCCGCTCATAAGCTCAGCAGAGGACGCTAAGAACCTGGTGGAATGGGTGGGGGCCTACTACAAGGGCGGCAATCAGTATGAATTGAAGTACCGGGGAGATCCGATCCTGGATACCAATGATCTTGCATACCTAGAAAGCCGGTATGTAGAGAATTTAATGATAAGGCTTGAAGATGTAGGCCTGAACTATTCCGGGGCCCTGAGCGGCACACTGGTGGCAAGGAGGCATGTGTGAAATGGAATGGATAACACCAAAAACAGACTGGATGGCCCGGCAGGATGAAGCCGGGAACTATGCCGGGGATTATTTCAACACCGTGGACTTTAACCGGATCAAGAATAATATTGAATTTTTGGGGGCCGTGGCCCGTAAGTTTTGGCCGGTATTTGTGAGGGCAATGCCGGATCGGAAATATGAGGAATACCCTTTTGCTGATGAAATAAACACTCTTTCAGATAATTTGGAGGCGATCAATGCCTTTGTAAATTGCGAGATAGGCCAAAAAACGGTATATGAGGAGAATGGTGCATTTATTGGCTATGACGATCTAAACCGGTTAGAATCGGCCTGCCTGAAGCTGTATGAGGTTATGTGGAACCTCTACACACGGCCAGTAAAGCTCCCTTTTCGTTTGGGGGCTTTTTATTATCCCTTGAAGAATCCAAGGATACCACGGCCAAAAGAGCCGGAGCGGCTCAGGCTCCCCTTTGGATTGGGCACAAGGTTGGGCGGGGCATATTATCCATTCAAAGCCCCTTCAGCATATGAAGAGCCTCAGGTGGTAACAGAATTGAGAAGGCTTCCCTTCAGGTTGGGTGATCAGTATTTCCCGCTGAAGGATCCGGAGATACCACGGGAGGAAGAAAAAGAAATCAGAGAGAGGAGGTTGCCTTTAATTACGGGCCGTGAATATTTCCCATTTGGGAATCCACGGGAGCCGAAAAGAAAAAGAACGCTGCCCAGGAGATTGGGCGGCAATCATTTATTTAACGAATAGGAGGGCATTATGTCAGTATTAAAAACAGATTATGTGGATGACGTGATCAACAAAGAGCTTGCGGCAGATCGCAAGTTTGGAGAGGTGCAGAACGAGGATGGCACCAAGAGCTATAATGACGTAACACCGTACACCCAGGAAGGGGATGAATACGGTGCAGAGCAGATCAATTTTGAGAATAAGCATACCAATTATGCCATAGAGGCAGCAGATCGCACCTATGAGGGACGGGATCTTACAGTGGAATTTGCTGAGGAGATTGCCGGATTTTCTGATCCGTGGCGGTGGATTAAAACCAGGCTTGCAGCCCATAACATTGATGGCCTGCATGTAGAGGACTATATACCCATTTACATGGGGAATTATCTGATCAAAATGCAGATTGCCGGTATAAATACATATACACGGTGCTGTGATCAGGAGGTAGGGTGGCATATTGATTGGATCTCAAAAGATTGTTACCCGGATACTGTGCAATGGTTCACTTCAAACGATAACAACGGAACCTCAGCGGATCCTTATCCCTATAACAAGTCAACCGTGAAGAGCTTCCTGGCCGGATTAGAGGCAAAGCTCCCGGCAGAGGTGCGGGCAGTTATCAGCTCCAAGCGGTTCCTTTTAGAGCAGAGATATTCCGCATCCGGAAAGCTGAATGATTCAACCTCATGGGGGTGGCAGGATTTAGGGAAACTGTGGATCCCGTGTGAATATGAAGTGTTTGGCTCACTGATTTGGGCAACAAAGCCATGGGGAGAAGGCCAGGCGGTGCAGTATCCGATTTTTGCGAACAGTTGGAAGAATCGGATCAAGGGGGCCGGTGACGGAGGAAGCCGGGCCTACTGGTGGCTGCTGTCTGTGTGTGCGGGCTATTCTACCTATGCCTGCTATGTCAGCGGCAATGGCATTGCCGACAGCTACAGTTGCTCCTACGCTCTCCGGGTGCCCGTCTGCTTCCGAATCACGGAATAATCATGGATCAATCCCGCCCCCTTCCCAGGGGCGGGGTATATTTGCGAAAGTGAGGAAAGAGCATGAGTGTATTGGCAAGGCTCAGGAGCGCCTCGAAATTGGATGTGTTGGATCTTGCGGAGGAAATAAGAGCAGAGGCCACAAGGTTGGTATGGAATACCAATATAGTGCCTAAAGGGTGGCGGGATATATTTGCAAAGCCAATGTGTGCGCTGTGCCACAAGCTCTATACTCAGATCCGGGCAGCTAACAGAATATGGAGCACCACGGAGGAATTAGTGGAGAAGAGGAAGGCAAAGGCCCAGGAGGCCATTGACACCTTGCGGGATATTTATGATCTCATAAATTACCTGGCCACTACTTTGCCGGTGGATTGGAACCGATTTGATCCGCTCCTGAATTTAATGCTGAAGGAAGAGGGAAAGATGAAGAATTGGAAGGACAACACGAAAATAGTTAAAAGAAAATAATGAAATATCGGTTATCCGCTGTATTTTTCGCACCGGGCCAACTGGTGGCTGCTGTCTGTGTGTGCGGGCAATTCTACCAATGCCTGCAATGTCAACAACAATGGCAATGCCAACAACAACAGTTGCTCCAACGCTCTCCGGGTGCCCGTCTGATTCACTACCATAAACGATCCGACAAAGTACGCTGTAAAAGGCAGAAATCTGTATCAGGTAGAGGAAGGAGTGGATGACCGTCACTTTGAAAAAAGTGTAAATGACCTTGCCGCCTCTCATGTGCTCAGAGAGGTGGTTTTTGCTTGTTTTGGGTGGGTGTACGCTGCTTGCATGGTGCAGAAATCGGAAGGGAGCTGAAAAGAAGGTGCAGAGGTGCATTTCATACCCATACCATTATGCGGTTAGGGGCACAAATACCGTACAAGGAGGAGATGGGCACAATTTTATATGACAAGTGAAGAAAGAAGAGCGGGCAGAGCTCAGCGAAGGAGAGAGGCCAGGGAGGCACACCGGAGGGAGAGGCTATCCGAATATGATAATTTTGAACGGGTGGCAGATTATAACTCACTTTACCAGGCATACAAGGATGCCAGGAAGGGAGTGGGGTGAAAAGCCAGTGTGCAGCGGTACAGATCCGAGCTGAGCAGAAACCTTTGTAAAACTCATAATGCACTGATCAATGGTGAGGATGTCCGAAAGGGATTCATTGCCTTTGATTTGGTGGAGAGGGGAAAGCTGAGGCATATTCAGAGTGTGCATTTCTCTGAGCGTGTGCCTCAGAAGAGCCTCTCACAAAATGCACTCATGCCGGTACTCTCCAATAGTCTGATATATGACAACGGAGCATCCAGGAAGGGTATGGGAATCAGCCATGCCATTGACCGGATCACGCTTCATTTGCAGGAGCATTATGCAAAATATGGAAATGAGGGCTATATCCTGCAAATAGATCTGAAAGATTATTTTGCAAGTATCCCACATGACAAAATGAAGGAGCAGATCCGGAGCAAATTCACGGATCAGAGGATCATTCACCTTGCAGAGCAATTTATTGATGCCTTTGCTGAGGAGAAAATGAAGGAAATGGCACAATTTAAAGAGGCGGCCATGGAGTACGGTGAAGAGTATGCCAGGGGCCTGGGATTAGGGAGTGAAGTCTGCCAAATATGTGCCGTTTCTTATCCTGATAAAGTGGATCATTATGTGAAGGACGAAAAAGGGATCCGGCCATATGCCAGGTATATGGATGATTCATATATCATTCACATTGATAAGGAATACCTGAAGGAGATACTGGAAGAGGTGCGAAAAATATATGAATCATTGGGAATACGGCTCAATGATAAGAAAACCAAAATTGTGAAGCTCAGCAGGGGCTTCACATTCTTAAAAACACATTTCCTGCTCACGGATACCGGGAAGGTAGTGAAAAGAATATGCCGGGATTCTGTAACAAGGGAAAGAAGGAAGCTGAAGAAATTTGCCAAGCTGAATGCTGAGGGCCACATGAGCTATGAGCAGATCAGGGCGGCATATCAATCATGGCGGGGATTTGCCGGGAAAAAGGACGCATACCACACTATCAGGAATATGGATGCCCTTTTCAACCGGCTATTTATAGAAAATTGGGAGTACATCCCATATATCCCTAAAACAGTATAAGGAAGGAGAAAAAACATGGAAGCAATGACAAGAGAACAGATTGAGGCAGAGATCAGAGGATTGGATCAGCTTATGAGAGAAAAGGACTACATAGGCACCAAGATCGCAATGGGGCGGGCCACGGTGGAGGAATACGCTGAGGAGATCGCTGAATCTGACAGAATGGCCGCCAGGAAAAATGAGCTCAATGCCATGCTGAAGGAAATGGATGAAGCCGAAGCGGAATAATTTCAGGTGCTCTCATAGGGCCCTGGGATATTGCAGGAGGACACTGGAAGAGTGCAGCCGGGAGTGCAAAGAATATGGAAATTGTGGGGAATGTAAAAGTTATTACATGCCATACAGCCAAGAGCCATGCTCCCGGTGCGTTTTCTGCAAAGTGCAGGGGCCGGAAAATGAAGAGGAAGGAGAGGAGCAGGAGTGAGCATAGGAGAAATAGTGGCGGCTATTTCAGGCGGGGCTCTCTTCCTGGGCACCTTCATAGAGGTATCCAAGATCAAGATCAATCCATGGAGCAGCCTTTTTGGGTGGATCGGCAACAAAATGATGGCCAGTGTGAAGGAAGAAATGAAGGAACTGAGGAAGGAGCAGGAGGAAATTGCCAAAAGGCAGGAAGAACTTGCAATACAAAGGGCGATAGATGCCGCCGACAATATCAAAGCAGAGATTTTCAATTTTTACAACGAATGCCAAAGAGGGCAGAGGCACTCTGAGGGTGAATTTAATTATATCATACAGCAGAATGAGAAATATGAGGAGCTGCTGAAGGTGACGAATGATCCCAACGGTGTATATGAAGCAGAATATGAGTATATTCTGAAGATTTACCATAAGTGCCAGGAAGAAAAGGATTTTTATGTGGGAGGTGAGCCGGGTGAGGCTAAGCAGGGAAGAGCTCAGGGAGCATGAGCGGAAGCTGAGGAGGATTGAGATCCAGGGAGAGCGGAAGCTATTGGAGGAAGAGCTGAAACAGAAGCGGGAGGAATACTGGCCGAAAAAGAAGCCGCCAAACGCTTCCAAGGTGGCCCTGGCTTATATCTTCCTATCATGTACGGCGGTGCAGCTTTACTCTATGGCCGCAATGTGGCACTTTGCGGATCTCTCAGCGCTGTACAGCCTGATCGGGGCCACGGTAGGAGAAGCGATCTCATACTGTGCCTATGCGGCAAAAGCAACCAAAGAAAACACGGAGGGCGGCATTGTGCATGATATGGCAATGAGAGGCCCTGAAACATGCTCAGAGAGCCAGGAAGGGCCCTCTGAGGCGGCAAAAGGATAAGGAGGCATATTTCTATGGATAATATTTTATTAAAGGTTATTGAGCTTGTGGTGATTATTGCAGTAACGCTCATTATGAGGTACGGGATCCCGCTGCTCAAAACGTGGGCAGAGGAAATGAAGCTCACCGGAGTTATGAAGTGGGTGGCCAAGGCCGTGGAGGCGGCAGAGCAGATGAATAAGGAGGCAGGATCCGGCGCTGAGAAAAAGGCCATTGTTACGGAGTTTTTGAAAGAGATTCTTGCAGCCAAAAATATTTCTATTTCGGATGCTCAGCTTGAAACCCTGATAGAGGCGGCTGTGTTTGCTATGAATAACAGTAAGGGGGCATAAAAGTGTGGAAGGCGCTGCTTATTGTTTATGTGGCTGTGGCTGTAATATTGGCCATGGCCTTATTATATCTGTTTTGCAGCTCATGGAATGAGTTGAGTGAGGAAGAGAAATACATGGAATACCCGGAAGGAGCAGGAGAAGGCTTGATCGCCATCTGCTCCTTTTTCGCTATTTCCTTATTGGCGGCGGTGCTGTGGCCGTTTCTCCCCCTGGTGCTGATCGGGGTGTGGGTATATGGGAAGATAGCGGAGAAATACCCGGATTTGTGCAAAACGGGAAAGGAGGAAGAGGATGAATCTGAAGGAAATTGCTGAGAGGGCGGCTCCGATCATTTTTTCCCATGAAGGGGGTTATGGATCGGTAAATAAGAACGATAACGGGGCTTTATCGGTTGGGAGAGTCCAGTGGCATGGCGGCAGGGCCCTGGGCCTTATGAAAGAGATTTGTGAGGCCCTGGGAGCCCAAAAGGGCAAGGAAATATTGGGGGCGGCCCTTTATACGGAAATTACAGCAAAGGGCACCTCATGGGGCAGCAGGAAGGCCACAACGGAAGAGGCGGGCCGGTTATCTGCTGCCCTCAGCACAACGGAAGGGAAGCGGGCCCAGGATGCGCTTGCCCTGAAAGATATTACCGGATACTGTACCCATATTAAAAATTTGGGAGTAACAGATCCGGCAGCTATTATTTTCATGGCCGATATTGAGAACCAGGGCGGGGCCGGAGCCTCTGCCCGGATTATCAGGGCGGCCGGTGGAAAGACGTTGGATGCGCTTTATGCTTCAGCGAAAAGTGACAAAGTTTTCTGTAAGTATATGGCCCGGAGGGATGCGGTATATGCAGCAGTAAAGGGCTATGAGGAAAGGAGTGATCAGATGGCTGTATTGATTGGCCATGCAAGTATTGACGAAAACGGAACAATTCAGGGGAAAACACCGGGGGATCAGACCACAAAAGAGATCTGCATCCGGGAATGGTACAGTAAGCCGTGGAATGTTTACCTGGAATGCCTGGATGATACCCTGGCAGACAAGGCCGCCGCAATTATGGAGGAGATATGCAAAAATGATAATTTTGGCTATTCTCAGCCTAACAGATGGAAGGGCTTTAATGCGATTGTGAACAATGGCCGGAAGGTGGCCGGAGCCAAGGGAGATTTTGATTGCAGCTCCCTGGTGCTTGCATGTTACATATTGGCGGGCCTGAGCATTGCCGCCAGTGGCTACACCGGCAATATGAAAAGCATTCTCCTGGCAACCGGAAAATTTAAAGCATACACGGATGCTGCCCACACTGGATCCAGTGCATACGCAAAGAGGGGCGGCATTTACCTGAAGGAAAGCTCTCATGTAGTTATGGCATTGAGTAAGGGCTCAAAGGCCTCAGGAACGGCCTCAGGAGCTTCTCAGAGCACAGCAACGGCCTCAGGCAATAAAAACTATGTAGGCAAGGGAATAGGCAGCGCAACGGCCAAAAGCAATATGAATGTGAGAACCGGCAGCAGTACCGCATCCGGATCCATTGGAGGAGTGACCAAAGGAGCCTCTGTGGAGGTATTGGAGATCCTGGCCAATGGTTGGTATAAAATTGTATGGCCGGGCGCTTCATGTGGGTATGCCTACACAAGCAATGCAGGCGGCCAATATTATACCTATGTGGCCAACGGAGCCACGGCGGGCAATGCTTCCCTGAAGCCGGTGGGGGCAAAGAGTTTTGCCAAGGGAATTGCCGGAGCCTATAAGACCACAACCAACTTGAACATGAGAACCCATCCGGGAGTGCTGAAGAGTGAGAATATTATCACGGAGATCCCCAAAGGGGCAACGGTGCGGAATTATGGTTACTATACCATGGTGGAAGGTGTGAAATGGCTTTATATTGCCTACAATGGCAAAGAGGGCTTTTCCAGTAGTGAATATTTAAAGAAATCATAAGGAGGGAAACACAATGGCAGAAACAAAAAGCACGAAGGAGGCCCCGATCCGGGTGATTGCGGGCACGTTTCCGGCAGCATGTGGAGATTATGCAAAAAAGCTGAAGGAGCGCCTGGAAGCGGCAGAAATGAAGGATTTTAAGGTGGAACCGGCCAAAGATATGCCCGGTTATATCATGGTATCTGCTGAGCGTGGCAGCAGGGAAGAGGCAAAGCAGCTCATTGAGCAGGCGGCGGCCAAAAAGATCCGGCTGTCAATGTAAAGGGAAAGAGGAGGGCCTGCCCGGCTCTCCTCTGTTTTCTCTTTTTCATTCTGAGGGGTGATGGTAGGTTGTGTGGTGAGTTCTGTAGTTCCGTCAGGATATACGGTTAATTCTGGCTGGCCATATTCAGAGCGAAGCGCATTTTTCTCTGATTTGGGAAGTCCTTTGTAATTTCCGGATCCCTTTGCAAATGCACGTCCATATTTTGCCTTATATTCACCGCTTTCCAACTTCATGGGAGCCAGGACGCCTTTGGAATAGGCAGGCAGCTCTCCATTTTGTTCAACATTTACTTTGATGGTGCATTCTACAGTTTCGCCATCAATATCGTGTAACCCTGTGGCAATTCCTGTTACATGTTCATTGGCTTCACCGATGACATCCTTAAACTGTTCAAACCGCCCAATTACGCCGCCTGATTTATCTTCATCATTACCGTCGCCGGTAAGAATTTCTGAGGTGGTGCTTCCAAGACTTGTGATGGAACTGATCAGATTTCCATTTTTTGAGTTTCCTTTAGATTTTTTCTTCTGTTTTGAGTCGCCGCTGCCGATGGCTTCCGTGGTATCGGTTACTGCATTTTTAAGCTGGCCAAACTGGGCGATAATGCCGGAGCCTTCGCTTTGTCCTTCTGATTCATCATTTCCATTGCCGCCTAATGCATCAGTGGCGGCGGATTTCAGGGAGGCAATGGCGCCTGCCAGTCCGCCAGAACTGTTTCCGGCTGCACCGGAGCTTGTACCTGGACTTGAGGAATTTCCCCCGTCACCACTGTCTGAGGCGGAGGAACCACCGCCGGAAATGGCGCTTGTTACGTCAGTGACAGCAGTCTTTAATGCCTGAAATTTAGACAGAATACCGCCATTTTTATCATCATCCGTTTGGCAAAGGGGTATTTCGCATAAAGACTTAAGTGCGCCTGTGAGACTGCCTATGGTACCGTCTTCGCTTATGTTCAGTGCATCTGCTACAGATTGGATTGCCTGCCCCAATTTAGAAAAGGCGTCTGCGGCGGCAGTGATATTGTCCGTCTCAGAAAAGCCGGAGAGGGCGTCGCCAATATTGGACAGACTGCCGCTTAGGGTTTCTGCGCTGGTGTTAACTTCCCCGATGTTGGCGGCTATTTTGCCTGTGCTTTCGCTGACGGTGGCAGCAGAAGCTTCCAGGTTGTCAATGTCTTGGGCAATACCTGATGTGGCATAAGATAATCCTTCTGAAAAACTGGAATTATTGTTTAGGTCGCTTAGCAGAGCAATGTACCTGGACTTAAAATCTTCAAAAGCCTGTTCATTGCCGCTTAAGATATCCTGGACGCTGTAGCCCATGCCGCCTGCAACCTGTTCTAAGTCGGAATATGCTCTTGCAATGTTTTCAATTTCAGCTATTTCTTCCCATTTTGATTTCTGGCGTTCCATGTTATTGATTAGAGAATCATAGTAAGCTTCTGTTTCAGAAATCATTTTTGAATAGTAGCTTTCAATCTGATCCGCCTGCTTGTCGAGAAGGTCCATTTGATTTTGAATGGCATCCTTTTGCTCTTCTAACAGACTGATTTCATCTTCCAGCAGGGAGATATTTTTTTCCTTATTGGAAATTTCAATTTCAAATTTTGCATTGTCAACGTTTTCTTTTGCTGTCCGCAGTCCTTCATCACTTTGCACATACTGCATTCCATTTTCTTCACTGTATTGAAGGATTGTGCGCTGGTGCTGCATCCGTTCCAGCTCGTACTGTGCTTTTTGCAAATCCAACTGACGCTGGCGTTCAGAATTGGCTTCTTTCATAGCATCAATTTCATTTTGAATATCATCTATGAGCTTTTGTTTTGCTTCGATCTGCTCGTCAATCAGATCTTTTTGTGCCTCTAGCTGTTCCTTCTGGGCGTCAATTACTTCAAGACGGGCATCCTTTTCCTGAGTGAGAGAGGAGACAGCGGCATCTTTGGCATCCTTGTAACCGTCAATCTGATTACCCAGCAGCGTGGAAATGCCGCTGAGGGCGGATTCGTAAAGCGATTTATAGCCTTCCAGGTATTGCCGTTGGTATTTGGCATATTCCTTCTCATACCCCAGCTTGTTTGCAAAATATCTCTCATAAAGCGCGCAGAGACTGTCCAGGTATTCCTTTTCAGTAATAACTCCATTGTCGCGAAGCTGGGATAAGTCAGATAACTCTTCCTCGAAGGCTTCTATGTAGCTTGCGGCGGCGGATTTTCCGGCACCTGCTGCATGGGAGGCAGCACCGCCCATACTGTTAAAATTAATTTGCGGCTCATATTTAATATTACCTGCTGATTCTTTTATTGCATTTTCCAGTTCTGCAGCTCTTGCCAGTTTGGCATCTAGTTGGCCGGGAGTTAAAGTACCGCTAGCAATTTCCTGATAGACTCCCTCTAATTCTGTTAAGTTTTTAATGATTTCACCTGTATAGGCTGCATTTTCAGCAAGCGTAAGCAGGTTGGCAACTTCACCAGAAGTATTCATGCCTTGTAGATTGCATAATTCCTTTTGGAAGGTCAGCATTAAAATAGCTTGTGCAACATTTTCGGCAGATACCATTTCATTTGCAAAAGAGGCAATCTGTTCTTCTGTAGCAGAATTTAAATCTAATCCTGACTTTTTTAATATCTCTGTATTACTTATTAAAGCGTCAAAAGCTACCAGTTCTTCATTTACTACACCAAGATCTTCTAAGGCAGATTTTAAAGTTTCAAAATCTTCCGTTCCAGATACTCCGGCTTGCAGGATAGAAATAGCAAGCTGATTGAAACTGTCTTGGACATCAGCAGCTTCTGAATCTGAATCATTTAGTATATCAATAAAATGCTCATATGCAGAATAATCGACTTGTAAGCCCATTTCTGACATATCATCAAGTTTTGCTTTGATTGAATCGCAGGTAGATAGGATGTCTACACTATTTATATTAAGTTCATTGTCCGTAAAGAGGTTTTGCCATGTTGATTTCAGGCTGTCGAATGCAGGCTTAATTTGCGCATTAAGATTGCTTATTGTTTTTGAAGAAGAGAGTGGGAAATTTGCATTTGAATTGTCAGATAGTTCTTCTTTGTATAATTTAACAGTTAAAATTAAGTCTTCTAAGGTAAGTCCATTTTCTTTTAAATAGTTATTAATTTCTGGGAAATGTGTTAATAGTTCATTTTGGGTTAAGCTGCCAGTATTTATAAGATCAATTAAGTGCTGCTTTGATTCTGATAAAGAATCGTTATTAATAAATTCAATAAGGTTCTGCTTTGGTGCTAATAGAAGATTGTCAATTGTTTCAAGTTGTAAAGTAATATTGTCTAATTCAGGACTTGCGTCTCCCGCGGCTAATAAATCGTCAGCAAATTCTTGAAGATTCTTTCTATCTTCTTGAAGCTTTTGTGACAATTCTTTCAGTTTATTATTATATTTTTCAATAGATTCAGAGTCATCATTTCCAATGGCCTCTTTTTTTAAATCCGAATAGTATTCGTATTGTGCTATAAGGTCAGCTAACACCCCTGAACCACGGATTAATCCGGTATCCTGGCTGGAAGCAGCATATGATATAGTCTGAGTGGTGTTTTCACCTGTTAAGTAAGAGGAAACGGGTTTACTTGGACCTGGTTGATTTTCGTAGAGAGATTTATACTGTTCAATTAATTCCTGATTTGAAGTGCCATATTGCTGGTTGTATTTTTCTTTGGTCAAATTGGCAACTTTCTGTTGATCATCGTTTTTTTCCTGATTTAGATATTGTTGGCGTATTTTTAGTTCTTCGTTTTGTGCTTTGAGGTTTTGTAAGTCTTCTTTGTTAATAATCGATAGGGAAGCTGGATCACGATTTTCCAATTCTTTTATTTTATCATTTAAGCTCTTAATTTCTGTTTCAATAGATGATATTTCAGATTGAGTATTGGATAAAGCTTCTTTTGCTTTATCAAGCCTGTGTATGTAGTTATCAAGGGCGGCAATAGCTTTATCAATCACTTTGTTAAGTGCCCATGTAACAAACATGTTAACTACAGCTCCAACTGCTTGGAGTATTTTTTTGCCAATTTGAGTAAGTATTTTTTGGGGTGTAGGTATTTCACTTAAAATATCACTGGCATCTATTTCAGGAATTGAAAAATCATTTGTTGATTCAGGAGTTTTTTTTTTGCTGTCAAATGTTTTGAATATCATATGATTAATGTTTGTAATCTGTGGAGGATTACATTTCATAGCTTGTGAAGAAAGGCAATGAATATATTGGAGACATTTGATTTATGGAAATACTTATTTATCTAGTTCAGATGGAAATGAGTACTGTTTTTAAACATTATTTAACTAAATTCAAATAATCATAAATGATGGTGAAGTATCCATAGTCAGACTCAGTTCCATTTCTTACAATTGTCAGTTCTTTAACACCTTTAATATCAATAGTAAATGGTTTTGAACCACTATTAATATCTATAGGATCTGTGCTGCCAAGAAATTGATCACCTGAATAGAATTCCAACCATGCTTTTTCCTGAGAATCTCCATTTACAGAAGAACATACCATTTCTCCAACGCACTCAGAATAAGCATCATCAAGTTGGTAGGTGGGATTTAAAATGTTGTTTTTATTACTTCCATAATGAAAACATATAGTACCTGTATAATGTTCAATACCATCAGTATCAATAAAACACTCAGGAGGATATTGATCTGAATGATCAAACCAATACTTTTCTTTGCTATTAATAGCAGGTAGATCAAATACACTTTTATTATCGATTGGCTGCATTTCGTTAGTGTTTTCCTTAGCTATAGATAGTTGAGTAACTTCAGTATTTAAATCTTTGATTTCATTATGTAATTTATTATTTTCTTCTTTTAAAGCAAGATATTCCTCTGTTAAAACAGCGTACTCTTCTTGTAAGGAGTTGTATGAGAGGTTGGTGTTTGTTATGCTAATATGAGTACAGACAAGAGTAAAAAAACCGCCAACAATTGCTCCAATGATTGCCGATATAATATTATATCGGCCAGTTATATGAGCGACTTTTTCAGAAATGGTATCTTGGTCTTTCTCAATTTCTTGTTCATCAGTATTTTCCATAAACGTTTGTTCTTTCTTGTTATATTGAGTGCACTTGTAATTTAAAAACTATTATTTTTATTATACTGTAAAATATTTAAAAATACTATAAAAATATGAATATTTAGTTTAGAAATTTCTTTCTATTTTCTCCGTTTTTTCCACTCCGGCCAGGAGAATTCCGTAGCATTATCCTGTTTCTTCCTGCGCAGGCAGAGCTGTGTAAGAAGCAGGAGAGCAGTATCACTCTTTTGGTTTCTACTCAGTCACGAGCAAGTTTTCCTTCTTGGTTTGGAGTACCTGTTACAAGCCTTTCGACTCAGAATCGTTTATACTCTCTGAACACGTCCATATCTGAATGACCAGACTTAGGATTTCCGCTGCTGATTGGTGGTTTAGTCTCTTCCACAAGACCTGTCATTTAGCGTTTCCACATATGACCTGCCGCATATTTTTTTGCCATTGCTGACATCCTTTCGGAGTGCATATCACGCTCACCGTTTCCAGTCACGTTGTAGCCATGCGGCACTATTTATTCACTATAAAAAAGCTTCCCAGCACTGAGGAAACAGCATTCCTCAATTACGATTCACTTTATAGAACATCATGAGTTGACTAAGTTCATACATTCCTGCCCTTGCAGTTCGTCGATCAGGAATTGCTTGGGCATGAAGGGCATATTCAAAACAAAAAACAGTTTATGAAATCCGTACGCTGATACGGCATTTACCGATGTTCTTAACATAATCAGAGATTTTTGTGGTGATCTGCTTTCCGAAACTTGCCAGAAAGCTGTCTGCCTTTTTGGTGCCTGCATCGGAGACGTTGACAGAACTCAGGGCTTTTTCCACCTGGCTGGTGAGGCTTTGCAGGGCAGAAGGAGAAAAGTCAATGGTGGTGACGGTTGCTTTTAAAGACTTTAACTGGTCGGTCAGTTTCTTTATGGCAGCATCGTCAAGGGTTCCGCTGATTTTCAGCTTGTTAATTTTTTTCTCCAGATCAAGTATTTGTTTATTAATGGTTTGGCGGCTGGGCAGATTGACAGCAGCCTGGATTTCCATGTCATATTTGTCCATAGATTATAAACCATCCTTTCCATGCTGATTTTTGTAAAAGGTGAGGCAAAATCAATCCTCTTATTCTATGACTAATTTTGTTTCAACCGGAATAACAGGCAGATGATTAATGCAGTATTCAAATTTCACATCTCCGCTGTGGTTTCCGCCAACACCTTTGTATGCTGCATGCAGATTGGTAAATTCGTCCACTTCATCATCAGGAATGCCTTTGATGGAGATATAGAATTTGTACTTTTCATTTATCTTGTCTGCCAGTATTTCTCTTTGGGCAGCCATCAGGTTGTCAAGCTGCATGTTTTCTTCGTATTTTTTTTGTAAAGCAGCCAGGTTTTGCGCAGTCTGCAGCAGAAGCTCATGCTCCTGCCGGTGTTTTCTCATCCATTTTGTTTCCAGCCCAAGCTTATTTATCATCCATTCCAGCAAAGAAACCGCCGCCTTTATTCCCATGAGAATGAGAAAAACGGAAATAAATACGGAGGAAAAATCTACTTTGGATAATGCAAGGATATCATCCATTGGCTATACCGCCATAAATAATACTTAAGTCCACATTACCGGTAATGCCGGAAAGCTGGCCGCTTGAGGTGTACTGCCATGCATAAATATCTCTGCCTATGTTTAGCCTGGGATTATATTTTTCATTGGGACTGATAGAAATATCCATTTTCCTGTAAGAATTATAATATCTTGCAATCCAGTAAGTATCACATTTTATAGGATAAGGTTTCAGGTAAGATTGATAAAAGGACATCCCTGTGTAGACACCGAAGGGGTATCCGGCGTCTGTGATTACGTCGCTGTATGCGTGGATGATATCTTTTAGCAGCGGGCCGAGTCCCTTCTGGCATTTATCTTCCACATCAAGCCATACCATGCATTTTCTTCCATTTAAAACAGAAAGAACTTTTTTGGCGTCTGTTATGGCTTTTGCAGTTGAAGCAGCATAAGAATAATTGTATACACCGGATACAGTGACACCCGCATCCTGACAGCCTTTCCAGTTTTGTTCAAATTTGGTATCAGGGTTTAAGTCTTTCCGGATTATTTTAAGGATTGCCTGATGAACGCCTGCTGACTTTACCTGTTCCCAGTTGATATTGCCCTGATAAGAGCTTACGTCCACACATTTATTTGTGAGTATATTTTTGTCAGACATTAGATTCACACCTTTCTTATATGAGCTGTAACCTGGCAGATACAGGCCCATGTTATATTAATTAGTTTTTTTAACTGAACTTACAGCAGCTTCTATTTTCAGCTTTAACCATTTGTCGAAAGAACCATATAACTGCTCAATTGTCTTTTTGGCCTGATCGGAGATCAGATTGATGGCTTCTACATAAGCCCGGTTGAAGGCTTCTTTCTGTGCAGCTTCATCAAAGCGTCCGCTTGCCTTAAGGGAGTCAGTGTAGACCTGATTGACATAGAGGACAGCATCCATTACGTCAGATAAGGCACTTTCAATGATTTGTCCAATCACTTCATTTTTGGCAGCATCGGCAATCAGGCCGCTTTCAATGATTTTGGCTTTGATCAGGCTGACCGCATAAGCGGCAACGACCGGAAGAACTGCAGTTAAAATAATATATAATATATAGTTAATCACTTCTGAAATTTCCATCATTTCATTCATATAATATGCACCTCCTAATCGGAAATGATTTGGGTTCTGGCTTTTTGTAGACGTGCCATATATTCCTGAAAACATTCAGGAGAGCAGGTCATTGCGCGCCAGGAGCTGATCCGCTTACTGTCCAGACAGCAGAAGTACTCTTTGCCGCAAACCCGGCATACGGTATTTGGTTTGTTCAAAACATTTCACCTCATAAAAAAAGGGCGGCATAAGCCGCCCCGGATTGATTTGTAATGAGAGTACGCAGTGCGTATTTCCCATTGCATTTGCTGATTTAGCTTTCAGCGTTGGCCATGTCGTATTTTCTAAGCGTCCAGAGATTTTTGCCGTCGCCTGCACATGCCTTTGTAAGGGATTCAATTTCGATTCCCTGAACAGCAGCCTGATCGCCTGCGGACAAATCAATGGTTCCGGAAATTTTGCCCTTTGGCAGGTATAACTGTAAGGGTACGTCTACTTCAGTGCAAAGGTCGGTAAACCATGCATCTACGATTACTTCTCCAGCCATGCTGAACTTGTTTGCGTCATTGGAAATTTCCTCGTATTCAGAGAACACAGGATAGTAGTCCACGATCACGGTATCGCCTGCTGCAAAGGCATCTGTAGGCAGAGTGATTGTTTTTATTTCCGGCGCATAGGCAAATTCTTTTGCAGATGCTGCTGCATTCTGTGTATAAGCATCACCAGGAAGCCCGTTGGAATCTGCTTTGTAGAGGTACCTTACTTCATTGCCGGCAGCTCCCGCAGCCTTGTAAGACAATGTAATGGTATTTTCTCCGCTCTTTACTTCAAATTCTTCTCTGATTAAGATGGCGGAACCGTTTGTTACCTTTACAACTTCGGAGCCTACCTGCAGGGCCAGATAACCTTCATCTACAGAACCGTTTTCGGCTGTAATGCTTGCAACTTTATTTACGTCAAAGGCTGCAAGCTTTGCACCGTCCTGCCCCTCTGCATATACGGTTTCCTGTGAGCCTACAATCTTAAAATTCTTTAAGTCGTTTAAGGTTACCTTATGCTTTTTTGTTGCGGAATCATTGATGATGATTCTCCTTACTTTTTTGAATGCGTACTTCATTTTTAATCCTCCTTGTTTTCCGAAGGAAAATCCGAGCCCCTTGGCGAGGAGAGGATTTAACCTCCTTGTTTTCCGAAGGAAAATCCGAGCCCCTTGGCGAGGAGAGGATTTAACCTCCTTGTTTTCCGAAGGAAAATCCGAGCCTCTTTGGCGAGGGGAGGATTTATCCTCCTTGTTTTTTATAAGAAAAGACCAATCATTTCAACCAGTCTAATTCTTTTTTATTAATGTCCTTAAAACGGAGTGTTCCGTGATAAATACCGTCCAGCAGGTGATTGGCGTAATCTTTCCTGTTATTGAGGGAAAGGGCTTCATTTAGCCAGTAAATTTTGCAGTCACCTATTTGAAAGGGGGAAATAGAACCATTGCCGCAAAAGCAGCCGGCAGCCATCAGACTTCCTAAAAGGTCAAAGTCCTCCTCCTTCTTTTTCTTCCGTCTTTTTGCTTTTTTGATTTCTTCCCGCATATCTTCAATGAGAACACGTCTTGCATTTTCATCGGCAGGATGGATTCTGCCTGAGTGGTCAATTTTGTTGACTGCTTTTACCCACTGATAAATGTATTCAAAGATTTCCTGATTAATCTGGCAGGAAGGATCGGCCTCGTCATAGAAGCAGGGACTTCCATCCTGATAGAATCCTTTTTTAAAATGATGTGTTTCCACCATAAAGAACTGAAGGGCATCTGTGATTTGATCCCCGGGATGAATCTGGTAAGCGTCATATTCTGCTTTGTTTTCCTCATAATTTGCAATGCAGTTATCCCATTGGAGATGAAAAACCTCATAGGGGGAGGTTTCTAAATAATTTTTTCCCATATCATCCAGCATCACCATATTCAGATAGGGATCAGCCAGCAGAATTTGGATGTAGCTCCAATAAATCAGATCCGGAGAGGAGGACTGGCTGATGGATAAAATCTCTTTTATTGTGGGGTGATGCAGGGTGATAGAGGAGGTAAGTTTAAAATCTTCCCCTGACATTAAAAATGCCTTGCTAAAAGTTATATTCATATATTTTGCCTCTTTTTGCGCTTGTTTTACCTTAGAACTTCTTTGATTTCCATATTTGATATATAGCTGCAAAAAAACAGCGGTTTTGTTTGATTTCACAGGGGAAATAAAAGATTTTTATTTTCTCGCAGCTTTATTTTGTAGGACTGGTCTGATTTTTTGTTGGATTCCTTTTTTCTTATAAGAGCACATTTTCTGCAATACATCCGCTTGTTTCCTGTTTTTTCAATCAGGGCACCGCATAGCTTGCAGCGGGTATATCCTTTTCGGGAACCGGACTTTAATCCGTAATAGGCTTTTTGATAATCCTTCATATTTCCTTCCAGCCGTTTGCAGATGTATCCAATATAGAAATGATCTTCCGTCAGAAAATCCAGGTCGGTAATTATTTTATTCTTGTTCTCATATTCTTCGATCAGCCTGCAGCATTCTAAGGACTTTCTTAAAAACCCTTCGATCACTTTTTTATATTCCGCCCAGGATAAAACCATTTTTTCCGCCTGAAGTTTCTTTTTTACCTTTTCAGAACGGGCAATTGCATCATCAATCATTTCCGTCACAAGGTCAGCGTCCATGTCAATTCCTGAGATCCACTGATAAAATAACCGTTTTGGTGTTTTTAGCAGATCCATGTATTCTTTGTTTAAAATTACTTCCTGATCAAAATATCTGGTGTAAAGGTTATTGACTTTCTGCCGGATGATAGAACACCAGTCTTCCTTTTTGGTCATGGATTTGTAATGGTTATATTCCACGTCCGACCAGGTGAGAAAAACTTGTCCAAGTCTTGTGGAAAGAAGGTGATCCGGAATCTGGAAACGGATGGACTTTCTGCAGGTTCTTCTTTGATTGGCGGAAGACCAGAGAAGTGTGCAGAAGGCGTGAAAAATTTCATCCTTTTCTGCTGATGATTCTGCCTGCTTGTAATCTTCAATTATTTCATAAAGAAACATTTCGTCACATTGGTAAATCGGTATCACCTGCCTTAAATTCATAATATTTTCCAAGATATTCATAGGAGGTTTCTGTTTTTCGGGGAACTTCCCTGATAGAAACATTTTCTTTTGACGCAGTGTTGCTTTGCAGATTTTCAATGATATAATCGCCGTAGGCAGCCCATGCAAAAGCCTTGCTGATGGATACGGAAGCATAGGAAGCGCAGATCACATAGTTGGCAATGAATTCCTCTTCCATGTTCAGAACCGATTTTAACTGCTTTTTGTATTCTTCCACTACAGCGTCTAAAAAAAGGGAAGATTCTGCAGCAGTGCATTCTTTTTCCAGCTGTTCCTTTAATTGGGCGGCGTATTGATTGATAAACCTCCGGCAGATCCGCAGGGAAGTTTTGTCTGAGAGCGCTATGTTTTTGTTTAAAATTAAATTTTTGATGTGATCCAGGGAATGAATGTCATGTTCCCAAAGAATATGTTTCTTTTCCCATGTGCAAATATAATCACAAAGCTCATTCATAGGGGAAGGGGAGTGGTAGGCGTTGGGAATTAACTTTTCTTCTCCATTTTTTAGTTGTTTGTTTTTCTCCATAATTGCTTTATATTTCTTTAGCTTTGCTGGATAATTGTAAAGCAAAAAGAAAGGAAGCTGATCTAAATGCTTTTTAAGACCATTATTCATGTGCCAGCGGAAACCGGTTTTCAGAAAATCGATTTCTTTTCCCTGAAAAACCCGAAGCAGCGAAGTGAAATCGGAATACAGTTTCTGGATGTCGCTGCCAGCAGTGTATTTGTTTATAATGCTTGTGGCGGCATTGGTGATTTCACCAATCCGGCTGTCCCTTGTCATAAGCTCGTATTCCGTAAGATTGGCTTTTGTGTAGGGCTTTGGAGAAATGGTTATTTTATCTTCCAGATCAAGAATGATGTGTTTTTCAATTTTGGAAGCAGTCAGAACAGGATCGTCTGTCAGCAGAAAAATGTCGCCATCGCAGTCAGCCCCTCCCTGTTGGGGGAGGGAGGCATCATACATGTTAAACATAACAATATCCTGATCCTTAAAGTGCCCAAACCATTTTAAAAGCACATCATTTTGGACGATCTTTATTCGATTAACCTCCGAAGGATCTACTAAGGGAGAGCGGAAGGATAAAACAGTGCCGGGAGCAAAATTTCCGCTGTACAATTCCCCTTCCCTTAAACATCCGACAGGCTTTTGACCGGCAGCATATTGCAGATAGCCGATCATATCTCCAACGCCGGTATGATAAAATCCGGAACAGTAGATTTTTCCCACCTTTGCTTCATGAATTGCTTTTTTCAGCTTTCTGTAGATAAATTGTTTGATGGCAGGATCTTTCAGCATGGCGTCATTGATAAGCGCAGCCTCCAGATATTTGCTTTCCGGTTCATGTCCGTTGGTATCATGAATTCCCATAAATTTGTAAGTATAAAAGGGTTCGCCTTTGATAATTCTTTCATAAAGCTGGGTGGTGTATCTGGCCAGCTGAATGATTTTTCCATCATTTTTACTGTCCAGAATATCATAATTATCCGGTTTCCTTTGCTGAAAATGTTCAATATATTTGGGGTTCCAAAGGTCTAAGCACTGCAGATACTGAAAATTCATGCGGGTGTATTTGTTTCTATCTTTGATGTGATGACTGTACTTACTGATTCCTAATTTAAAATGGTATTTTTTTAGGGTGTTCAGGTATTCTTTCCATGCGTTACTGCCATAGGCTTCCTTAAAAAGCCTGCAGCCTTTAAACATGGAGGTGTTCCAGATGCAGTCAATGGTGTCAATGGGATGTCTGGTGCCATAAATGTCTGTGATAAACTCACAGCCCCATTCTTTTAGTATCTTTCTGAAAGGAACGTAAACAGAATAGCCTTTTATAAAGGGAAGACGTATCTGTACGCCTGCTGCATTGTAATCCAGTCCTAATTGCCCGCTTACCTTTTCCATGAATTCCTGTTCGTGGCAGCCGCATCCGTCAAAGAAAGACAGCGTTAAATCTTTATAACCTTCTTCAATTTCCTTTGCCAGATATGTCTTCTTTTTACCCGTAGCCTTATCGGTAAATTCTTTTTCCCTTTCCACAACAAATTTGATCAGTTGATTTGGGAGAATTTTTTCATATTCGCCGATAATAACAATATTCGGCATATAGTCAGGTATCAAAGTGCAGGAACTAAATAAAAGGCATCTTTGTGCTTCATATTTGGAAATTACGCATTCCCTCACCGGAAGATCCATCTGGGTTATTTGATATAATTCATCAAAAATGGTGTCACACACAAAAGCGGTAATTCCTTCCTTTGCCTGTGAGGCGGATTTTCCGAATCTGGAATAATGGACTCCATTATAGAAGAAACCATTATTTAAAATGTGGCGGAGTTCCTTTTCCTGTCGGGGATTCTTTTTTGCCACAACAAGGATCATTTCACTGACATGTAAGGAAGGTTTTTCGCGAAGCCGCTCAATCTGATCAAGAAGCAGGGAGCTTTCCTGCGTGATCAGATAACCTTTTTGAAGCTCAGCTTCTTTATCAATTGACAGATTAAATTTTTTTGAAATCAGATCTTTGAGGGGGATTTTTATAAGCGTATATTGCGTATTATTGATGGTCAGCCGCCTCCCTTTCCCGTTTGTTTTCTATTTCCTGCTCAATCAGTTCGTTTCCTTTTTCAAAGCACTTGCAGGTATATTCAAACCGCTTGATATAACGGTCAAAATAACCAGTTTCATATGCATGCCTTACGATTCTTAATATATTGTTTTCAATGGTTTCTCTTGTTCCCGGAATCAGCTGGGCATCAATTTCCTGCGCGTCAATTCTGAAATCCTCCTCAATATCATCCCGTTTCAGCCATAGGGCAAGCATATATTTTTCTTTTGCCTTTTTATATTTGTAGGTACATTTTACGGAATAACCTTCCTGCCCGCATTTTGCCGGCAGCTTGATCCTGATGGTATAGCCTTCTTTTATAATTTGATACATGTTTTCCTCCCTTTCTGCGTTTACTGTTGCGCACAACAAGTTTTTTTCCATTCCCTTCGGATTTCCATGTTTTTTATGCATTGCTGGTCAAATTTTCTGTCGGAAATAATTTTTTCCGCTACTTCCGCTAATGTAGTTTTCCTGTCAAAATCTGTAAAAAAGATTTTCCCTCCAAAGGTGGTGTGATCTGTAATGGGTACATCCATTTGTTGTTTCTCTTCCTCCTTTCATATCCCTCTAATTACTATTTCTCCATTTGTTTTTTGAGTGAGCAAAAATTACTTTTATGGAGCGGAAGCGTGGGGACGAAGAATTCCGGCACTGCCAAAAGGGAAAAAAGATTTACAAACAAACAAACGTTCGAAAAATATATTGACAAGCACAAACGTATGTTCTATACTAATGATTACAAGCAAAGGAAAGAAAGGTAATTAAAAATGGAACAGATATTAGCAGACTATTATAATGACAATGGGGAAAAACTTCATAAGGTGGTTGACAGAATATTACGGAAGTTTGGCGGTATATCGGATAAGGACAGAGATGATTTCTACTCTCTTGCAAATGAGGTGTTTACAGATGCATTAAAACGGTATGATCGTTCTCAGTCATTTGATGTATTTTTGTACGCATGCCTGTCAAATAGAATAAAATCGGAGATGACAAGAAGAAATCGTGAAAAACGTAAAGTAAAGAGATGCATTATTTCCATTGACACGCCTGTTGGAGATGATGAGGATTCCACTTTAAAAGATGTAATTGCAGATGAATTTAATATGGAACAGGAGATTATAAGAAAACAGGGAGAAAGATACAGTAAAAGAATGCTGCTTTATCTTGGCAGGCTTTCCCTCCTTCAGAGAAAAATACTGCATTTGGAGGTGATAGGTTATTCTCCTGTTGAAATAAAAGAAAAGTTACAGATCAGCAATAAGCAGTTTGCAGATTGTAATGCAGCAATCCGTTCTTACAGGAATATATCTGTATTGCTTTAAGATGCAGGGAGGAAGAAAAATGGCAAGACCACGAAAGCAGATTTATACATTGGAAATGTATTTGAGTAAAATAGAGGATGGAGATATTGACAATAATGCAGATGTTCAAAGGAACTTTGTCTGGAATAAAGAACAGATTAATGAGCTGATTGTAACAGTTCTTGCTGATGAATATATTCCGCCTATTATTTTAGGGGAGGAAAGCAGCTCACAATTACATATTACGGATGGCGGCTGTAGAAGTGCGGCGTTAAACAGCTTTCGTAATGGAAATTATAAGGTTACATCTGCCATTGAAGATTCTATTATTTTTTATAAGAAAAAAGTAAAAAGGGAAGATGGAAGCATAGACTGGGAGGATGCAGTATTCGACATTAAAAATAAAACTTATGAAAAGCTTCCGGAAGAATTGAAAAAGAGATTTAATGAATATCAGTTGGAAACAATTATCCATGAAAATTGCGACAGCCATAGGATTTCAAAATATATCAAAAGATACAATAACCACACACCCATGAATACAGATCAGAAGGCATTTACTTATATTGATAAATTTGCTGGAAATATACGTGAAATTTTAAACTGTCGTTTTTTTCTGGATTGTAGTAGTTTTTCAGAACCTGAAAAGACAAAAGGTGTAATTGAGCGGGTAATTACTGATACCATTATGTGTACCAATCATTTGGACAAGTGGAAAAAGCAGCCCAAAGCCCTTTGCAGGTATCTGAATGAAAATGCATCTAAGGAAGAGTTTGATAAGCTGACAGATAATCTGCACAGATTAGAGCATGTGGTCACAGAAGATATCAGAAGTCTTTTTAATAAAAAGGATGCGTTTCTTTTTCTTGCCTTATTTGACAAGTTTACGTTCCTTGGAATCAAGGATCAGAGATTTGCTGAATTTTTGAGGAAATTTAAAGAAGATCTGAGGCTTTCTGAAAGAAATGAAAAAGGACTTTTGTTTGATGAAATTGACAGGGATTTAAGCACAAAGGACAAGGCTGTCATTACGGAAAAGCTGGAAATGTTAAATTGCCTGATGGAGAAATTTCTTTGTGCTAAAAATAATAACAGGCAAAAAACAAATGGCAAAAAGAACAATTTTGATGAAATATTATTTTTGACTGAAACTCTGGAAATAGATAAAGAAACATTGGAGAAGGATATCAGCCTTTATCATGAGACATTAAATGACCTGGAGGAAAAAACCATAAAGTTAGGTTCGAAGCTGTTAGATAAACAAAACAGGCTTTCCCTTCTTGCAATGGTGGTTTATTCTTATAAGGAAGATCAGGATTTGGATGATTGGCTTGCGGAGTATGCAGAAAAGAATAATACATATTTTCCGGACCAGAAAAAGAATTTTAGATATATGAGGGAGGCATTTGAAAGGTTTCTGCTTACAAAGTTGTGAAAATGTGTTATTCTTTTTCTATGATATGTTAGCAGAGGGTGGCAATGATAGATAAAGAAAAATTCAATGTACTAAACTATGTAAAAAAAGAAGAATACTGCGGTAGCATGGATGGGATGCGCTATATGCTGAAGAAGAAAGAAAAAGAAGAAGGGGCAAGGCTTGAGGTGATTATCTGGCCGGAACCTTTATGCTATGCCAAAACCGAAGAGGCAAAAAAGCAGCGCAGGGAATTTGACTTTACATCTGAAGGCGTTTTTCAGGCAGCAGAGTGGTTAAATCAACAATATTTGGATCAAAAACCATTGTGGGAACTGTCTAAGACAACGGTCACAATCTAA